CATCGCATGTTTCTTAACCTCCACTTTGTGATGCCGCGATCTCGGTATTAGGCGCCCGGAATGTTTGCTGCTGACGCTGCCAGCCGTCGCCGCGCAAATAAACCTTGGCGCGCTTGCGGAACCTGATCCAGAGCGAATAGGAAGACTGCCGGTAGACGCGCGCGATCCGATGCGACAGCTCTGGCGCAACCAAGCCAATATATCCTGGCTTCCAGATCACGACCCTACCGCCTTCGAGTTCCTCAAGATATCCGCCCCACAGGATGATGCGGATGGCGTATGCGGGATGCGTGTGAAAACAACCTGGATCGTCAGGGCCAACCATCTTGTGCAGATCGACGTGGCGACCTCGGCGACAGAATAGGTGCTTGACCCATAGAGTCGGCCGACCGTCCATCGCACCGCGCCATTCGTCCCAGCGGATGATCGGCCGCGCAATCATGACGTGAACGCAGCCCTGAAAGCGACGCCGATGGCTTCGGATGAATAGCGGCTGTCCTTCGCCTTTTCGATTAGAGCGATCAAATCGTTGTAGTAGTTGCACGCCGCGCAGATGTCCTTGGCGCGCATCCCGGCGAGAAGCCCGGCGGTCGGATCATCCTCGTGTCTGATGATACCAGGGCGCTGCGGATCAACAAACATTTTGGGTAGTTTCTCTGCCATCTTCCTCTCCGTCGTCACGAATGACGCATTAGCGCGTTGTCTCTTGCATTTTCAAAACCTTGTAAACGCCGTCCTCTCCGCGTTTTAGATTGAGAGTGAACGAGGCGCGGCGGCTATGGGCTATCGCTCGATCCAGTCGCAGACATTTCGTCGAAACCCTAACCTCTCGGCTTTGATTTGGACGCTTCAAATAGAACTTGTTGATGCCGCCTTTGGAGAGTTCCGCAACCAACGCTTTGCCTTTTACGCCCTGCCTGGCAGCCTCCCGTAGGCAATGAGCATATCGATTTGTGTTGGCGTTATGCTCCTCGCCATGAAACATGAAGCGGCAGACGCGCTGGTAAATGTCGCTGCTGCGTTCGACGTAATGACGGTTTTTTCCGTCGATTACGGGGAGCTTTTGAATGAGCCCGTTCAAAACCTCGTATTCCTTAATATCGCGAAGGCAGATTTCTGAAATCTCCATGCAGTCCGCGAGCACCTTATAGAGCTGCATGTCCGCGTGCTTCTTGTGGCGACCGAGCAGCGCAGCAATCGGCGATTGCGCGATGATGAGTTCGATCTTGCTCAGCCTGCGGTGCATTTTTGCCTCCTTAACTGACGCTTTGCGCGGGCGAATGCTATTCTTCTATGGGGTTCTTTTGGACAGCCCAATCGAACGAGCCCGCGCCGCGCGGCGTCAAATCCCATTTGCCGACAATCGCGGGGGTGTCCTTCGGGACGCGGAAGGTCATCGTCACATAGTCCTCACCGTTGTATGCTGGCCCGAAGTCGGCCCGATCAGCGACGGCGGGAATTGTCTTGTCGATCCATTTGTCCATTAGCATCATCTCCCCATTTGGGTGGTCATGATTGCTCGCCCGATAATTTCCGTCCACGCGGGGATGACGGAATTTCCGAGGGCTCTAAGGCGGTCCACCCAATCGGAAAACCCATCATCCATTCGACGATTTCCGGCCCCGGCCTGGCGCCAAGCTCCTCTTGGAGGCGCAGGCCACGCGCTCGCATCAACCGCGGATGGGTCGGTGAGCCAGGCCACCTTTTCGCATCGCTCGCGCACGGGGTTGGCAACAATGAACACTCGCCGGCGTTCATGAGGCGCACCACAATCGCGAGCCGATCGTTTAAGTCTGGTGCTGTAGAAGCCAAGCCCCGCCAGATCGCCCTTAACTTCCGCTTCCCACTCCGCGTTGCCGGCCGGCTGTTCGACGACGACCCAGTTGGGACAGGCTTGCTCAACGACGAGCCGCATAGCGGGCCAGAGAGTGGCGCCTGTACGTTTTCCTGAAACAGCGGCAGCAACGCTTGTCGCTTGGCAGGGAGGTCCGCCGACGACGACATCGGCTCCGTGGGGCGGCAAACTAAGCACATCGGGATAGCACCGAACCCTTGGCCAGTGCTTTTTGAGGACGGCTTGGCAGTATGGATCGGATTCGCAGAACGCAATGGTTCGCATCCCGGCTCTTTCGAGCCCGAGGGAGAAGCCGCCGATGCCGCTAAAGAGGTCGAGGACATTCATTTTTTATCCACGGTCAGGGCGCGTTAGAGCGCATGGTTCGGAAATTGCCGCACTAACAAATCGGACGGTATCGGCGCCTTTCCGGTCATCTGCTTCATAAAGAACGCTCGCCCGAATCTGCCGCTGGCGTCGCGCAAGTCGCGCGCCCATTCCGGCTTCATGTTGCGAGCGTTACGCCCACTCTCGCCGCCAACGATGATCCAGTTCGGTGCATTGCAGTCTAGAATGATTGGACCAAGCAGCGGTTCAAGGCTGGCGAATGTGAACAGCGGGCCGCACAGATCGGCGACATAGCGCAGTTTCATCCGGTCGCGGTCGTATTCTTCTTGATCCCCCATTGTGGCGCCGACCGCCGCGTTCCTTGGCAGCGGAAGATTGCCGGCCAGGGGATCGGTCATTTTCGGCACATTGCCGATCCGCTTTGTCAGCAGTAGCCACACAAGGGCCGGCGTGGCTTTGATCATATCGAAAAGGTCGCGGCGCCAGAGTGGGTCAACCTCGTTGTCAAACACGTCAGCGAGAGACGCGCAAAACACAAAGGGCCTGGCGCCGTCAGCGATGGCCTTGCGGTTCCACCTATGGGGCAATGCCCAATTGGCCGCAGACGTGCGCTTGCGATCCTCGCCCGCGCCCCAGCGCACGTTGCCGTAGCGATGATCCATCATCGCCTCGGCGTAGCAATTGTCACATGGAGGTCCGACCTTCGTGCATCCGATCCACGGGTTGAAAGTATGATCGCACCATTCGATTTTGCTGTTTTCGCCCATTTTTCTCTCGGCATTAAGGAGCGGTTAGGTTGAATGGTATCGGCATCGCCGACATTATCGCCATGATCTGCTTCGAAAGAGGCTCCTGGGCGTCGATGTAGACGCGCCGAATGAGCGATGAAAGCTCGGCATGGAAGGTGGCCGCCTCGTATTTGTCGTCCGGCGCCCATCGCTTCCAGAACGCTTCCATCATTTGCTCAAAAATGCGTTGATCGATAGCGTCTCGGTCTCGCTTGTACAGTTCCGTGGCCGTCGTCATTTTCCATTCTCCCTAATGCACAACTAGGGCTGCTAGACGAGAAAGTACGGATTGCCGACGCTCCCACAACTTTCCATCTGGCCCACATGGCTCCGTTTTGCGCGCCTCGCGACAGCCCTGCATCACGGCGCCGTGGATAGCGTCGGGAACAATTATCTGCGGATGCCGACACTGAAATCCCCACTCGTCATCGAAGAATCGGCACTCTCGACAGGCGTTCATGTTGCAAACTCCGTCTCGGCTATGTGGCAGAGAAAATCGCATGAGGGCTGGATCGGATTTGTGGTCGGATAGTCGGCCGGTATCTCGTCAATAAAGGACCGCTCGCCGCCGAGGCGACATAGCCTCACATCGAGTGAGCGTGACAGCTTGGCCATGCGCTCGAACTTGTCGGGGAAACATTTGCGCACCAGCGCCCAATAGGCGGGGCTGGTCGCCTTGACGCAGGGTAGGCAGTTATTGTTCTGGAAGCCCATTGCGTAGAGCGGCGGCGGCTCTATGCCAGCCCGGCGCACCATGTCGATACAGGCGGCCTTAGTCACGCCGCGCTCAACCAGCGGCGTCTTGATGGTCAATTCGGGGTATGCAGCGCGGAGACGGTCGGCGCGGTCGCAATCGGGACCGTCAGCCGTGTAGCCGAACACATGAATATCGTCGGGGCGCTGGAAGGCCAGCCGGGGCTTGACCTTTAGCTCTATGGTGCAGCGGGCGCCGTCAATGCCGGCGAGATAGCGGGTCTTTTCCCACACCGCCCAAGTGTCGGCGTATTTGTCCGATGCGATGCGCTCTACGGCACGCCCCAACCATCGCTCGCAGTCGGCTAGAAAGCGGGCATTGTCAGGATGCTCTGCGCCAGTCTCGCAATAGACCGGCTGCGCCTCTGGGCATAGCTTGGCTGCTACGGCGGACGCCGCCCCACAGGAAAACCAAACTATGGTGCGCCGGCTACTCATCTTGGCTCTTTAAATCCTCGATGGCCTCTTGCTCGGTCGCCCCGTGGCCCATTGGGCATCCAGGCTCGTAATTGTCGTAGTGCGCGCACCAGTCGAACTGCCGGATTGGGATCGGCGGGTAGATGAAGCTGGTAATGATCTTTTCCATTTTCCGTCCGCGCTAATGACCGAATTACGCTAGTCGTAAAAGCCGTTTGCTTTTAGCACGGCGTGCCAAAAAGTTTGCTGTTCTACGCATTGCGCCTGAGTAGCAGCCGCACTTGCCCGGCGCAGCTCGTATCGAGCATGTTCGATACGCAGATGACGCGGCCACTGCCGATCTGATTCCAAAAATTCATTCAATTGCTCCATCACGCCACCTCTTGCTGCTGCCGCGCCGCAACGCGCATTCTCATGACTTCCGCAGTCTTGGCCGGCGCACCACGCGAATAGCGCCCCGTCGTGGAGACATCGCTGTGCGTTGCCGCATGGCGCACAAGCTCAAGCGGCGCGCCAGCATCCGTCGCCTCGGTGATCGCGCCGGCGCGCGTGTCCATATTGCGCACGTCATCGGGGATACCAGCGGCGCGAGCGATCGTGCGCCAGAGATAGCGGAAAGATGGCGCGGTGTAGGGAAGCCCGCTGTGCTCGGAAATGATGACGGGGCCGCGTCGCGGCAGTTCCGACATCAAGCCGAACTTGTCCTGCAATTCCTCAAGGACCATCGGCGCGAGTTTCAGGTCTATCTCGATTTCCTTCTGGCGCTTCGACGTGACATGGCGAAGCACAAGCTCGGTGTCGATTTCTTCCCAGCGGATGCCACGAAGCCATTTCCATCCGTCTTTGGTGACCAGATAGTTGCGGCCCGGCTCAGTGACTGGAACAAACTCGCCGATAATGTCCTTTTGCCGTAGAGTTCCCTCAAATTGGAGGGCCTGCGCCAAGGCGACAGAGTGACGCCCCATTGCGTGTGCCATGCGGCGAACGGCGATCACTTGGCCAACGCTCAGAACGACAGTGCGCGGCTTGGCCATTTCAAACTTGAGGCCATGCAGTAGCATCGAGACTTTGCCGCAGTCCTCGTTTTCGAGGATTGTGAAGCCGAAGCCTACGAGCGTCCGCAGCATTCCCATAAGGCCGTGCGCCATGGTGATGCCCGCGTGCGGGTCGGTCGGGCGCTTCGCCTTGACGGCCACAATCCAATCTTCGTGCCAGCGGCGAAGCTGGCGCCCTCGAATGTCGGCGATCTCGACAGTGCCGTAGTCGGCGTCAATCCTGCCGCAGAGACCATCCATGTGCTGGCGCGACCGGAAGCGAAGCTTGCGGTAGGACGAATCCGGGTCGCTCCGGTAGGCGGCTATGAGGTCGGAGAGGGTCATTTTGATTTCCGATACGTCATCTCGGCCTCAATGCCGAGCGCGTCGCATATTGCCGGCCCAGGATCGCGGCGACCATTTAGAACGTCACTGACATAGGCCGGCGATAGTTTGTGGGCCTTAGCCCAGGACACGGCGGCGCCTGCCTCTCGACAGGCGCGCCGCAGCATGGTTCGGACATCGTCCGGCGTCATTGGCTTAACCTTCGGCTGGCGCCAGCGTGAGGATACGGTCGCCTTGGTTGCCACTCTGCGTGCCGTACTTGTACTGCATTTCGACGACCTTGAGTAGTTTGCCGCCAGCGTTGCACGCAGCGTTGCCAACCGCTGGCGTAACTCGCCCAGCGATGATGTCGCTCATCAGCGCAGACATCAAGCGCGCAAACTGCGATCCAGTTTGGACGCCGTGTTCTGCAAGGCCAGCCGATCGAGGCTTGGCTTTTGTAACTCGCGCTTGAGGGTTCGCAGCGTGTGACGACTTTTTCTGAGCCACTGTCTTTCTCCTTTGGGGTTTATGGGACCTGAGAGATACCAACGCCGCATGTGGGCCTGTTTTTTCTCTCGTGCGCCCGGCCTGTTGAACTCCGCTTTAGCCAAGGCCGCTCGATGTTTGTTCCAGTGAGACTTACATCGTCTACCATACCAAACACGATGTTTGGCGTGCCAGACTAGGAAAACTCTTTTGCCACATTCGATGCAGCCCCGATTTATTTTTTTGGATTTTGAGCGCGTGGTGATTCCCAGTTGCTCAAAAACACGATGGACTGATTTGTGGGTTACATCGAACATCGCTGCGAGTTCCGTCAGCGTCCTTTGCTCCTTCCAATACAACCGCCGAAGCAACTTGCGATCCCGAGGGATAAACCGTCCGTGGTTTCCTGGTCGCCTTGGCATGTCCTACAATTTCGCATATTCGCGGATATGTCAATAGGCTATTATCACGAATTGTTACAGCTGGGGTTTTGCCCTACGTCCTAGTTAGCGCCAACTGTATTCTAAGAATTTTCTCAGCATACGCGACGCACCGCTTTTTGGTGCGGCACCAAGCAATCGACGGCGAGCTCGTAAGATTCTTTCCATCCGATATACGGCGGGCAGTCAGGCCGAAGCCTGCATCGTTTGACTTCCAGATTTGGAATTTAATTCCACCATCTTCGCTTTCGTAAGCATGTCCTCCGCCGTATGATCGATCCCACTTCATGGCTTGCGTTCTTCCCCAGTAACCGCGGGCGGCGCAAGAAGCTGTGTACGGATGCCTTGGGAGGCAAAGCTTCCTCGCGTCGGGCTAAATTCGTTCAACACCGTTTCCACCAGATGCCGGATGTGGCGCGGCTCCCTGATCCCAAGATCGAGACAGGCGCGCACGACGGACCAGCCGTATTCATGAACGCAGGCGCGGATAGCCGGCGGCTGACGGTCGATCTCATCCATTCGCTTTCGGCGTTTGCCGTCCACGAACTCCTGATGCTCAACCGGGTCTCGTAGCGTTTCCGTCATCGTTAAGTTCTCGTTTGGGATAACGCGCGGCGCTCGCCTTCACGCTTCACCCACTCGTCCACGAGTTTCATGTGGCCACGGTCAATCGGAAGTTCGTGGTAGTCCATCATCCTGCAGCGCCAGCCGTGCCAGTAAGCGCGACCTCGGTTCTCACCGGGTTCCGGGTCGCCACGCTCGGCCGATAGATAGCCCTCCTGCATCTCGGTATCGTCGAGGCTATCCAGGTCGTCGAGCGTGTGGACCGGGGCAAATTTCATTAGCAGTCAGCCTTGGTTAGTGCGAAAGCATTGCTGCCAACAAACAAAAACCCGGCAGGAACGCCAAAAACATACAAGCCTTGGACTGCAACTCATTCTCGACGGTAATGGAGCGGTCAGCCCAGAAAAGCACCCAAGCCGCGACCAAAATCACGAAAAGGAATGCACCGGCGAAAGGCATTTTTCATTCTCCCTAATCAATCATTTGCGTTTCGGCTTCAATGGCGATCCCGATGCACATCCTGATATTGCAGCGCGCGATAGTGTCCGATGCCGTTGAGGCTTGCCAGCGCGATCGCGACGCTCACCAGGATCAGCAACAAGACGGCGCGTCCGATCATGTCTGCCGCTCCGCGATGGTCTGAATCACGATGGCCCGCATCTTAACCAAATCGCCGCGCGCTGCATAGAGTCTCGTTGCGGTCAACAGCGGGTTTATACCGATGTAATGCCAGAACGCTTGCTCGCCGACTTTGTGCTGGCTGTCGTTGGACTCGCGATGATCCTGGGGGCAGAGAGGTACCGCGAATCTGTCCGCCGGCTTCTTGCCCATGCCGTTGTGCTTGTTGAAGGCGCCTGAATTGAATCTCACGTGGGCCGCTTCGCAACATGGATCAAGGCCGCACTTGAGGCAGGGGCATTGCCGGATCAGCGCCAGGTAGGTTTCGTCCCGGTCGCCGGTATCCCGCAGGCGGATGCGCGCCGTGGTGCCGGGAAGGCGCTTGGCCAATTCGTTCGGCTGGGCGATGGGGGAGATTCGCTGCGGGTGGTGTTTCATAGGGTGTGTCCCATGATCAGATAATATGCCACGGCGGCGATGCAGCCGACTAGGGTTGAAACGGGGACGACGATGCCGAACAGGAGGTTGAGCATGGAGCGTTCCGGGAAGATGAAGGGGTTTTGGGTCATGAGGCGTCCTTCGCGTCCGTTGCGCTGGGAAGGTCACTTGCGCTCTGTATCAAATTTTGCTTTGAGGCGCGCAAATTCCGCGCGATCCCGTTGTTCATCGTCGCGCTGGCGTTGTTCACGTTGGGACTCGTGGACTCGTTCGTGGTATTTGTTCATGGCAATCTCGACTTGTTCGCGGAACCAATCAACAATGCGTTGATCTATCCCGTCGCCATTGTCACTCCAATTGCACCAGCCATAGTCGTAGTGCGCTTTATGGCCGTGCATTTCAAAGTCGGCAGTGATTTTCGGCCTGTGATCGCCCATCTTGAACCCCTGTGTATCGTTGACCGAGTCCGGCCGCTCAAACTAACAAACCCTCGTGACACTAACCTTTTCCACCGTCCCACCAAACAACTGCGTCCCCATAACTATCTCCCCCGCCGGCCGCAATGCAACGGTCGTGTAAAGCTCGCGCCATGATTGCGCCGTGGCACGCAGCCCGCGGTATTCGGCCCGCGCGATGCGGGTGGCGATGCTGTCGAGGGCTTCCTGTTTTTGGCGCTCGGTCATTCGCCCGCCGCCATATCATATGCCGCGTCAATCTCGACGATCAACGCCGCGATGCCGTCGCGCGTCAACACCACCTGGCGGCTTTGGATGGCCGCGTTCACGCAGGACGTGCGAAACATGCTTTTGGCTTCTGCCGGCGTCACGGGCTGGCGGTACTGTGTCGGCCGAACCGCTTGCGGCTGCGGTGCTGCAGCAACCGGCTGGCGCTGCTCGTGCACCTCGTACTGGCCGCGTGGCGTCCCGCCGTTCATGACCGGCTGGATTGTCTTGACATCGACATTGCGGAAACCGGAGTCCGATGTGCGGAATTCGAATTCGTACTTGCCGCCTTCCTGGAACCGATTGAGCGCGCTTTTGTGCACGCCATAGTAATCGCCGTTGGCGTCCTTGATCGACCCAGACACTGCGGCGCCCTTGGGCTGGTTGACGTATTGCACGGTCACTGTGGCGTGTTCGGCGTTCATGGCTTGCTCCTGTTTAGTTTAGTTGGTCTCATTCTCTATCTGGTGGTGCACGATCTCAGTGCGGTCACCCAATCTCAGTGTGGCCGCTCCCAAGAATGCTTTTGTGCCTTGAGGTGGTTGATGGCCTCTTGGGTGGCGCGGCGCCATTCCGGTGTGATCGGTTTCTCAAGATCGCGTTCGAGCCGTTTGATTTTGCGGTCCAGTCTTTCGCCTTCGTGCGTCATCTTAAACCCCTGTATCCCGTTGACCGAGTCCGGTGCCAGTCCCACGAACGTTCTCTCGTGATACCCTACATTCTCCGTTCTGTGGTTTTGGTCACGCCGTCCGGCAGCACGCCATAGGCTTCCTCAAAGGCGACCGACAACTGGCGAATGGCGGTCGCAAGTTTCTCCGGCACGCCGCTGCTGCACAGTGCCTTTACGGCGGCGACGGGATCGGCGATATTGATGACCGTCACGGTACGCATCGACATCGCCTTGCCGCCAGCGATTGAGGCGTTGCGATAGGACACGGAATTCTCGGCGCGCGACGCCATGCGGTCGAGCTTGCCGGCTTCGCGCTCGGCCTGGTGGGCCTCGAAGATCGCGGCGCCCGCGTCGGTGCACTCGCCAACGTCCGCGCAGGCCACGGCATCATCGGCGGCAGCAGCAGCTTCGGCGGCGATGCGGGCGGCTTCCTCGGCGGCGTGCCGCACCCGCGCGGCTTCGGCTTCGCGCTCGGCCTCGATCTTGTTCTTGAACACGGTCACGCGGCGCTTTAGTTCGTTGAAGATTTTCTCCAACGGCTGGCGCACCAGGCGGTAGGGCTCGTTGATCGCAGCGAGTTGGGCGTTCAGCGGCTCAACACGAGGCTTCCGCTCATCTTCCATTGATTGCAGGTTAATTCGCACGCGCTCAATCCAGGCGTCGCCTTGCTTGCACTCGGCGGGGCTGGTCACGGCGGGCGTCTCTTTCAGGAACGCTGAAACCTCGGTGGTGGTGTCCTGGGCCTGTGCGATGGCGAAGCCGCTTGGCGGCGCGTTGTCGTTGCGCGTCACGTCGCGGTTCACGGCCGGGATGTACTTGTCGGCCACGCGGCGGGCGTGTTCTTGCGCCAACAGAGAATGGTTGGTGCGGTCCACAATCTCATCGACCATCGAGCCGATTGAACCGTGTCGGGTAGCTGGCATGTTACGCTCCTTATTCGGTAGCTTGGCTACCTTGGCTCTCGATTGTCCTGCTTGGGCTTTACGGCCATAGGGGCTCGTGATGAGCAGTCCGGGCAGATATGATTCCAGTCCTTGCCTTCCGGTTTTCTCGCCGCGGTCCATCCGGCCGCTTTGGCTTCGTCCCATCGGGCGGCATAGTTGAATACGGCGTAGCCCTCCAACTTTGTTTTGTCTGCCACGACGCCGCAGCCGTCACATGAAATAACCGGCGGACGTTTTCCTTCGCGGCGGATTGTCATGGTGTTGTTTGCTTCAGTCTCTATGGCCGTAAAATTCTAGCGGTGGTGTGGGGGACAAGGTAGCCAGTCTACCCAAAACCCTTCCTACCTTCCCACCGCGTACCACCCACGCCGCGTCGGACAGTAGCGTTGCCCATCGGGATGTTCGTCGGCCAAATCCTGCGCGATGCGATCCAGTTCGTGCGTTGCAAAACCATCAACCGCCTCGAAAAACTTATCCTTAAAATCTCCCATGTCGATCTGCGTTGTCGAATTCGACTGCGCTTCCTCACCCACCGCCAGCAACCACCGATCCATCACCCGCACCATGCGCTCGACATAGTCGGCCACATCCTCGAACTGCCCCGGCGACGGCGACACCGAGATAACCGGAGCAACAATTCGCGCCAGCTCCGCGATCATATCGGCTTGCGCCACGGCGATCGGATTGGATGGCACAACTTGCGTCGGCGCCTCGAACACATCGTACTCGCCGCGCAGGGGGGTGAAGGTGGTGGACATTGTGAGGCTCCTAAGGGAAGGTTTTGGTTCACGAGGGGTTGGTGGTTACGGTGCGGTCAAGCGCGACGGCGCGCCTGCATCGCAAGTCTGCGGTCGATTTCGTCCTCCGCCATGGCTGAGAACTGCGCGTACAAAAGAGTACGGTTCCTCTCGGAAATCTGGCACCCACAAAGCGCCCACGCCAAGAGTGAATTAATTTTGTCTTGCTTGGTCATCTGCTGTCTCCCTGAATTCGATAATCAGACACTAAGCGAACCTTAGCCGGAAAGCAAAGGAAAACTTAGCTTTAGGAGTGCATGGCAGGGTTGCGGTTTAAGTATAGCTTAGGAACTTGTAGCCTGTCCTAACTTGTGCTTAGGATGTAATATGGCAGAAACCCCAAAAGAAGCTCTAAAACGCGCCGTCGAGGCCGCTGGCGGCTTTACCGCGCTTGGGCGCAGGCTCAAGATCAGCGGCGAGGCGATCATGCAGTGGGACCGCGTGCCCCCGCTGCGGGTGCTCCAAGTCGAGCGCATTACGGGGGTTTCGCGACACCTTTTGCGGCCGGACGTATATCCGGCGCGGGAGGCGGCGGAATGAAAACCGAAAGCGCAGCCGAAGCCAAGGCAGACAGAATGGGTCGAAACGCTGCCCGCCACCCTATTCCGCGGCAGGGCACCAAGTTGCGTTCAATGTATGATTTTTTCTACGCTCGAAAAGGTTCTCCGGTTGACCTTGCGGCATCTAGGTTGACTGGGTCTCGCGATGACGGCGGCCGGATTGCTGCGCTGCGAGATTTTTATGGCCTTGATATACGTCGCCTCGGCCCCGGCTATAAACACTGGGTTCTCGCCGGCGAGTGGTTTGGTCGCCATTACGTTGATTATATCGCGGGACGCCTCACGGAAACGGAGGTTGCCGAATGACCCTCTCCCCCCGCGACAGCTTAGCCCACGCCCTCGATCCCATCGGCGACGTAGCACACTGGGCCTGCGTAGCCGGCGTCACGCCCCGCCAGATGGCCAACGCCATAGCGGCGCGTCCGGTCGGTGCTGTGGCCTTCCTGCGCATCTGCGCGGCCATCCGGTTTGACCCGACCCCGGAGCTGCTTCACCCTATCCCGGAACCGTCGGATTTCGATTTTGGCGTGTTTTCGCTGGCCTTTAGACTGCGGCGCTACCTTATGGGCCATAATGAGAAGCAGGCTGCGAAGGCGCTTGGGGTGTTTCCTGGTACAATCAGGCATCTGGAGCGCGGCGACGTTGCGCTTATCGGCGTGGTGCTGCGCGGATGTCAGTTTGTCGGCCTAAGTCCTTTTGGTTATTTCAAACTTTTGAACACGCCTGCCACTCAAATGCGCGCGGGGGCCCATGTTTCACGTGAAACATCACCCAAAATGGAGGCAACCCATGGGACGACTTGAAAGACACCTCGACGATGAGGCTATCGCGCGAGTGATGCGCAAGCGCGCCGGTATCCGAGAACCGCAGCCATCCCTAAAGCGCCGGACGAAGCCGCCTCGCGCTCGCAGCACTTATCGCGCGGCGCGGCGTAACGCTGTTCTACACCCCGAGGAAGGCAAGCCTGGAATATGGAATGGCGCCAAAACCAAATATTTTCCCCATCCCACCGTGCGGCCGAACCAGCGCGACCGCGCGTTGCTGGGGGAACCGCGACAATGACTTACTCGCTCATCGGCATCGTCTGCGCCCTCGTCGTCGCCCGCTACATCGCGCGGGCCATATTTGCTTCCGTCCCCATGTCAGGCTTCTACCACGGCTTCGACGCCGGCGGCTGGCACGGCCCGGACACCGATCCGACCGTCGAGGCGCTGACATCCTTTAGCTTCCCGCGCGGCCCGCAGCGATCGGATGACCTTCCCGGTGATTCGGGTGCGAAGACCCTCAAATGACCCCAAAAAACCTGACGTTTCATGGACAAGATCATCACCGACCTCACCCACCAATTACGCCTCGCCATGCGCAAGCTGGAAACCTGCCAATGCGCGGCTATACGCCATGAGGGCGACAAACGACACGTCCGGGCGCGCGAGGCACAGATGCAGCGAATCTTGGAGCGGGCGGCCAGTCTTTCGCTGGCAATTGAGACGCTGCGGCCGTTGGAATGTAAGGAAATCAAGGTGTTGGGTCATGCACCGGCTGTGATTCGGGAAGGGTCATTCACGGGTTTGTGAGGGGAAAGCAAAATGGGGGGATTCAAAGTGGGGCTGGCATATCTCGCGACGCCGTATTCGAAATTTCCTGACGGGATCGAGGCGGCATTCATCGCTGCCTCCAAGCTGACCGCCCAGCTTCTACGCGCCGGCATCAAGGTTTACAGCCCGATAGCCCATACCCACCCGGTGGCCATCCATGGCGACATCGATCCCCATGATCACGCGATATGGATGCCGTTCGACCAAGCGATGATGGACGTTTGCGATTCGCTCATCGTGGCGCACCTCCCCTCATGGGAAACGAGCAAGGGAGTCGCCATTGAAATCGAGGTTTTCGAGAAAGCGGGGAAGCCGATTTTTGATTTAGAGCCCGCGAGTTTGAGCATGGTGAAGCGGAGGAAGGCCGCGTGAACGCCGTCGCCCAGCCCGAAACGGAAAAATGGGCGCGACTGATTCGCGCTTCATGGTCGCGTTCGGCTGAGGCGGTTATCGAGACTGGTCGGCTTTGCATCGATGCCAAGAATAATCTGGCGCACGGCGAATGGATGCGAATGGCTGATGATCTTTTGCCGTTCGGCCTAAGAACGGCGCAGAGGCTTATGGACATCGCCCGAGACCCTAAACTTTCAAATACGTCCAATTTGTCGTTTTTGCCGCCGCATGTTTCAAGCCTTGTTGAATTGACAAAGCTGGACGATGACGAATTCGCGGAGCGAATCAAAGACGGCACAATCAATCCCGATATGGAAGCGCGCGAACTGGCGCAACGCCGCAAGCTTCTCCGCCGTGAACAGCGAGAACAAGACCTCGGCGAAAAGCAACGCGCTCTCCCCGAAAAGAAATTCGGAGTAATTGTCGCCGACCCTGAATGGAACGACGAAGTGTGGGGCACCGAGACCGGCATGGATAGGCACGCGGCGAATCACTACCCGACCAGTACGGCAGAAATTATTGCAGGGCGAGATGTGGCCTCGATCGCGGCAAAGGATTGCGTGCTCTGGCTTTGGGTAACGAATCAACACCTAGCCATCGGTATCGACGTGATGCGAGCATGGGGCTTTGAATACAAGTCGAACTATTGCTGGGGCAAAGATCGAATCAGTTTAGGCCGCTGGCAGCGCGGTAAGCATGAACTCTTGTTGATAGGCACGCGCGGTGCGCCGCCTTGTCCGGCTCCTGGTACGCAATGGGAGTCGTTGGTGCTTGCTCCGAAAAGCATACACTCGGCAAAGCCTGAATGTTTTCTGGAAATGATCGACGAGTATTTTCCAACTCTCCCAAAAATAGAACTCAACCGCCGCGGCCCCGCGCGGGACGGATGGAGTGCTTGGGGCAACGAATCAGGCTGAGTGGGAGGCGCGCAGTCATTGCGCTTGAGCCGCTGTGACCGCACCGACGAACAAACACTGGACCGCGAATGAAATAAATCTAAAATCTTACTATAAGGGAGAGGGGAGTCACATGCAATTAACCTGTGCACGCTGCGCCAAAGAGAACACGTTGAGCTGGATCACCAACGGCATCTGTATCGTCTGCAATCCGCCGCCACAAAAGCCACCAAACAACAACACCATCCCCGGATATTTCACCTATGATCACTGCCGGGAAATGAATCTGGCGTTCGCTCATGCCATGCTGGACGCGCGGAAAGCTGGGACAGAAAGATTCACCCTCGGCGCCATTGTGGATACCAGCGTTATCTGGCCAACTGCGTTTCCATCCGAAGTGATGTGGTCAGGCTGCGGATCGGCGGCGCAAATGTGTGCGGATGAACTGGGGCAGTTCGACGACGGGCAGAAGGTCAGAACAGTCGGTGTTGGTGGGGGAAGGTAATGACTAAACTGCACTACCGCTCGGAACACGTCGAATCAGCAATGGCCGATAGCGATGACCTCACCAACGAGGAACTGGGTGCGTTTTGCCGCCTCAAATGGGCTATGACACTGAACGGCGGTTGGCTTCCGGCCAATGAGTTTGCGCGTCACTCGCGTGCTGGCGACCACTTCCCCAGCATTTACGATTCGCTCAAGCGTTTCTTTGAGGTAATCGACGGCCGCGCAACATGCTCGTCGCTGGGCAACGTAACAGTCAAAGACGACGGGACACCCGGCGCGCGGCGCTATGAGCGTTTATTGAAGGGCCAAGAATTGGGTACACACACGCCTTTCGAATGGAATGTCATGGTGTCTTTGTTTGATGGGTGTGCGCGTTGTGGGACCCGCGAGACGACCAAAGACCATGTGGTGCCGTTGGCGCGGGGCGGGTGTGATTGTGTCGCCAATTTGCAACCGCTTTGTGATCGCTGCAATAAATCAAAGATGACGACCGACTCTGATTATAGGAACGCGAGTAGGCCGGGGTGGGTCAGCGAGTATATGAGCGCTCTGGGTTTTGTATCATGAAAAAGCCCCGCTTTCGTTCCGAGGATGTGGATCAGGCTCTGCTCGACGCCGACGAAATGACCCCCGAGGCTCTGGGCGCTTACACCCGAATCAAGTGGGCGCTGTGGCGTCACGGCGGCAGGTTGACCAAAGACCCCTCTAAACTGGCGAAAGTCGCCAAAATGAACGCGCGTCAGTGGAGGCGCGTGCGCTTGGTTCTTACGGAAAAGCTCCGATTTGACGGCGACCATATCTTCCACCCCCACATCACGGCACAACTTGAATTTGCGCACCAGCGAATGACTCGGACAGCGCGACTCCGGGATTTGCGCGGCGATAAGTCATTGAAATCGCACGCCTCGAATCAAGACCTTAGCCGTGGTAATAACGTAAGTGTAAAAGAATCTTCTATTACTCTGACTCCGAGACAAGCGGCTGCGTTTTGGCTTGGCGATCAAGGTGCCCGCTGGTTGGCCAGTGCGACTGGAATGAGGGCCATGCAGGCGCAGAAGCAAATCGCCAGGTGGGATGGTGTACTTGACGACCCGGAGCGGCTTGCCGATATGCTCAAGGCGGTTCAAGATGAGAACTTGCGCGGCGCTATGGCAGTGCGAGTGCTAGATCAGCGGGTGATGGCGACCGCGACAGTCGATAAAAAGGGACTGCCACTACCGTTCGGCCCCCAACTGATCAAGCGAGCATGAAATTCGCCTCCGCCCAGCCCTACACCGAAGCCGAGCGCAACGCGGACGACGATCGGCGTTGGAAGGTGCTGCAGCGGGCTGTAATCCGCCGCCAGTCGGCTCCGCGCGGGCATTACAACGTCCAGCCCACCGAAGCCGACAAGCGCCTTAGCGAGCGCCTGATGGGCGAACTTGACGACTGACCGGCGAATCTGTTTAATGGGCTTGCGTAGCTCCTGTTGTTGTCCCTCCTGTGCGAAGCCGTCGTTTCCTTTGAACAGGAAGCGGCGGCTTTTGCGGTTGTGGATAAACTATGGCGAACGGGAATCATTCGGAATCGGCCACAGCGGAAAAGTGTAGGTCGCTCATAGCGTTGCCTCACGATCCGGCGACGCCGCTGCGGAGCGATTTGCACGAAAAGTACGCCTTCGAGCGCGCCTTGGGCTGTTCGCAGCGCGAAGCCGTGCGTCGCGCCGGCGGTCGCCCTGAGAATGGTTCCGGCACCAAATGGGAATCGCTTCCTGAGGTGCAAAAGCGCATCCGCTACCTGCGGCAACTCGACGATGAAATGCTCGCGGAAAAGCGCAAGCGCATCGAGGAACGGCTGTGGCTCATTCACGATGCCGATCCGGGGTTGATGTACGAGACCATCGAGGTGGAAAAGGCCGACAAGAACGGCAAGCCGATTTTGGGTGAAGACGGGCAGCCTTTGAAAAAGAAGGTCCAGCGACCGCGACTGTTGAGCGATATTCCCGACGACATCCGCAAGTGCATCGAGGCGATCACGTTCGATGAAAAGGGCCGGCTGACCATGCGGACGTATTCGGCGCTGGCGGCGTCGAAGGAATTGCGGGCGCTATTGGGAATCGGGGCGCCGACGCGGGATGGTGAAGCGGGATTCGAGCGGTTGAGCGACAAGGAGATTATCTCGCAGCTTGCCAACCAGGCGCGGGAGTTGGGGATCGAGATCGATTTGTCGTATCGGTTTGGGGATTCGCAGTCTTAGAAGATTTGGTTAGCTTGGCTAACTTGGCGCGCGATCATTCTGTGAGATTCTTACGGCCATAGAGGGTGGAGAAAATGAATCAGTGGCAACCAATTGACACGGCACCAAAGGATCAAACGCAGAAAGAGCGGCTTTTGGGTTTTGATCCGAACTACGGCATTAGATTTATTCGCTACGATGGTTGGGCTAACAGTTCAGGACAATTTGAAATTGTGTTTGATGGTGTGTTCATTGGCGAAGGTGGTTCGTATGAACACTATTATTCGCCGACACATTGGATGCCTTTGCCGCCGCTTCCAGCCTCTATGGCCGTAAAATCCTAGCGGCAATGTGAGGGCCAAGGTAGCCAAGCTAACCAAATAAACAACAAAGAATGAACACCCCATTCGACCAAACATTTAGGCAAAGAGCAAAGCCAACGCTTCTTGCGGCGACAAACGAGATAAAGCGCATCTTGGCCGGTGCTCGCCCTGGCACGGCGTCGAGCGACCACAACACACTTATGGAGATGGTCCCAGTGCCTCGGTGGGTCATCGACGAACTGATGAAGGCGATCAAGCATACATCCGAATGAACGCCCCGCTCGACCAGACAAAACTCAAAAAATTCCGCGCGCTGTCGGAAGAATATCTGCGTCGTGTCGCCAAGGATTTGCAGTCTCAACGAGGCTGGTACGAGCGCGACGGCGAACGGTTCGAGCATTACGTCGTGGGCTGTCGGCGCGAGGGTGGGCTGATCGCGTTCGTGCGGTATTTTTGGCATGTGCTGGAGCCGGAGACGCCGTTCGTTGATGGGTGGCCGTTGTGGGCGATGTGCGAGCATCTCGAAGCGGTGACGTTCGGTGAGATTACGCGGCTTTTAATTAATGTCCCGCCAGGGTTTGCCAAAAGCATTATCGTTGATTGTTTCTGGCCCGCGTGGGAGTGGGGGCCGATGAAGAAAACCCACTACCGTTACGTGGCGTTTTCATATTCGGCGTCGCTTACAGAACGCGATAACGATAGATTTCGCACGCTGATTACATCCGAAGATTATCAGCGATCATATGGTCCGCTGCGCACAAAGCGCATCGAAGGGACCGAACAAGTCAGCGAGGTTGATGCCGAAGGTAAAGTCCAACTACGCAACAAAACCACGATCAAGGTGATGAACACGCGCACCGGCTGGAAGCTCGCGTCGTCTGTTGGCGGCGTCGCGACTGGCGAGCGCGGCGACCGCATCATCATCGATGATCCCCATTCTGTGCAAGAAGCGGAATCGGAACGGGTGCGCGATGAGACCGTGCGGTGGTTTCGTGAGTCAATCTCGTCACGCTTTAACAATCTGGAAACCGGCGCGCTCGTGATCATCATGCAGCGAGTCCAAGAGTCCGACGTGAGCGGCGTCGCGCTTGGTCCTGAATTTGATTATTGCCACTGCATGATCCCGTGGGAGTTTGAACCCGAACGCATTGTCAACGAGGAAACCGATGAACCGTACCTGAACGAAATCGGATGGATCGATCCGCGCCTCGAACTCGATGACGAGGGCTTCGTGGTCTACGAAAAGAACGGCGACTTGCCCAATCAAGGCGTGCCGGCGTGGCCTGAACGATTCCCCAACGACCAGATGGCGCGGCTGCAGCGTGAACTCGGCGAGTACGGTTGGGCCGGCCAATACCAGCAGCGCCCTTCCCCCCGCGGCGGCGGCCTATTCCGTCGCGATCAATGGCGCATCTGGTCGCCCGAAGACGGCCATTGGCCGCAGTTCGACTACGTGCTGGCGTCTTTGGACGCAGCCGCGACCGAGAAAGAAGAAAACTGTCCGTCCGGCTTTACGATCTGGGGCACGTTCCGTCACCCCGACAATCCCGACAACAATGCGATCATGTTGATCGATGCGTGGCGCAAGCGATTGAAACTGCATGGTGTGCTGATGCCGCGCCAGGCGATGGAAATTCCGCAGATGGGGGACACGATCAACAAAAGGCGGCAACGCGATTTGATGTGGCGCAATCGCTGCGGCGGCGAGTGGGGCTTGGTCGAGTGGATCGCATTCTCGTGCCGCTATCATCTCGTTGATCTTCTGATCATCGAGTCGGAGAAAACCGGCATCGCGGTGGCACAGGAGATTCAGCGGTTGTACGCCGATGAGCCTTGGGGAGTGCAGTTGTCGCCCGTGAAGGGCGATAAGTACGCACGCGCACTGTCGGTGCAACCGATGTTCTCGCAGGGGAAGGTTTGGTCGCCGATCAAGGATTGGGCCGAAATCTGCATGGAAGAAATGGAATCCTTCCCTCGCGGCAAATACATGGACCTGACGGATTCGGCCACATTGGCGCTGCGGCACTTGCGGATGGTGGGGCTGGCGCCGACCGATGAAGAAATCAAGGTGGCGGAGCGGGAGCGGATTACGCACAGGCCGCGTCCGAAAGCCCTATACAACGTATAAGTGGGTTTGTATCATTCGCGGGGAGTGGAATCCCGAATCGCAGTGCGGTCACCCATGCGCGGAGAAAACTGAATCCACCAGGCCCACCAGCTACCAGGCATGAGGCGCGGGACGTTCTTGGATGGCAGCCGCGCATCCGTTACTCGGGCACCAAGGGAGCGGGCCAACATGAAGCGAAGCGGACGATACCGGCGGTGGGCTGCGTCACGGAAGCCTTAACACCCTCGGGAAATATCGTCCGTGCTTCGATCTGAGTTTGTGTGACCGCACTGAGCCGCAACACGAAAGACCGCGAATGACCCCAAAAACCCCCTTCATCCTTCTCTCCCCCACCCCGCTCAACGACGACCAACTCGACTGTCTCGGCAAGCTGGAGGAATGCCTGGAGGAAGCCAAGAAGGGCAACATCTACACCGTCGGCATCGTGGTCTGCATGAAGACCGGCTTTGCCACGACCATCGGCGGGACGGACGCAGGATCGCTCAATCTCGGCTGCGATGCGTTGAAGAAACGCATTCTGGAGCGGGTGACCGATGAGGGTGATTCGACAATGCCGGTGATGAAAGTGAGGCCGCGGCTATGATCAATGCTGCTTATCTGTTGTTGGCGTTTATCGGAGTCGTCGCTGTCGTGGCGGCTGGCGCGTTTTACCACTATTTGGAGACTCGCCCATGACCGACGTTGACGTGGACGAATTGCGGATGATGGCGGAGTTAAAACGCCAGCCCGGCGAATATCGCGACGATTGTCTTGCGGAATTGCTGACAATGGCCGCCAATGAAATCGAGCGCCTGCGTGCTATTCGCGCAGGCGCCATCTTGGCGTGTGACAAAGCGATGGAAACGATCATGCGGCATCGCAGTGAGGAAACCCATGACCGACGTTGATCTCATCGAACGACTGCGCGTGCGCGCCAACGACGTGGAAAATAATCCGGCGTCGCATAATGCTTCAATCTGTGCCAGCATCATGCGCGAGGCGGCAATGGCGATCGAGCGCCTGCTGTCGGCGGCTGGCGCTGTATCCCAAGGCGAATCATTCCGCGACATCAAGGACCGCGTGAGGCCGCCTCCCGTGGTTGACCACACCCTAACCCCAGCCTCTCGTGATCCAAAAAACCTAAATGGCTGACCCCCAAGTCCAACCCACCCAAGGCATCCAGGTCGTCGTCGAAGACGATACCGGCAACGTCACGGTCGATCCGGTCAGCGGCACGATCGCAACCCCGCAGGAAGGCGGCGGCGTGGTGGTGCAACTCGACGCGCATCGGCCGCAGGCCAAGGGCGAGCCTGAAGCCTTCGACTGCAATCTTGTGGATGATCTGGCGGCTGGAGAACTCAGCAAGATCGCCGAAGACCTTTACGAGCAAATCCAAGCCGACGACGATTCGCGCAAGCAGACATTGGCCATCCGCGCCCGCGCCATGGATTTCCTCGGCCTTGAACTGAAAGAACCACGCGCTGCTGCAGGCGATACATCTGCTGCGATCGAGGGCCAATCGCAGGTCACCAATCCGCTATTGCTCGAAGCGTGCTTGAAAGGTTGGGCCAACGCGGAAGCCGAACTGCTGCCGTCCGAGGGGCCGGTCAAGATCGACGAGGAAAACTCCGCGACGACCGCCGAAGACCAGGTGGCCGAAGCGTTCGAGCGCGATGTGAATTATTTCTTTACCGACGTGATGACGGAATACTACCCCGACACGTCACACATGCTGCTTTGGAGTGTGTATTTCGGCGGCTCCGGCATCAAGAAAATCTATCGCTGTCCGCTGCTGCGCAGGCCAACATCGCAGAGTATTGCCGTCGAGGATTTTATCGTCTCGGATACGACGAAAGATTTAAAATCCTGCGCGCGAATCACGCACCAGATCAAGATGCGGCCTTCGGTCATGCAGCGCATGATTTTGGCAGGCGCCTATCGCGATCACTTGCCGCCGCAGCCGACCGAGCAGGCGCCCGGTCCTGTCGAGGCCAAGGTGGCGGGCATCCAGGGCACCAATCCCGCGCGTCGTGAACGTCCGGAGAATCAGCCCTACACCATCTGGGAAACCCAGTGTGAACTTGATCTGCGCTCAAACCCGAAGAAATACGCCGAGCGCAATATTCCGCTGCCGTATCTCGTAACGATGGACAAGGAATCGCGCGAGATTTTGGCGCTGCGCCGTGATTGGAAAGAGGACGACGACGATTGCAAGCGCAAGCGCATGTATGTGAAGTTTCCGTACATTCCGGGACCGGGTTTCTATGGTACGGGCTTGCTCAATATCCTGGGCAACTGTTCGCAGGCGATGACGGCGGCGTGGCGGCTGGCGCTCGACTGCGCGATGTTTGCGAATTTTCCGGCGGGGTTGATTGCGAAGCTGGGCGGCCGGCAGAATACGTCCGACATTCGATTGGGACCGGGAACTTGGTCGCCCATTGAAACGAACGGCCAGCCCATCGGCAATATCATCGCGCCGAATCCCTACCGCGACATCACGCCGGGGATGTTGTCGCTGATTCAACAAATTACCGCGCAGGCGAAAGACGTTGGCGGGACAGGCGACCTACCGACATCCGAGGGGCTGCAGAACGTCCCAGTCGGCACCATGCTCGCGCAAATCGAGCAGGCGACAAAAGTCATCGCCGCCGCCCATCGCGGGCAGTACAAGGCGCAGGCCGAAGAAATTGGCATGATCATCGATCTGTTACGCGAGTCGCCGGAAGATTTCATGTCGGGCAATAAGCTCGCGAAGGTCTACGGCACCGTCGAGCGGTTCCAGCAGGCGTTGAACGACTACAATCTGATCCCGCGCGCCGATCCGAATACGCCGTCGCATATCCATCGGGTGGCAAAGGCGTTGGGATTGTCGCAGTTGTTCCAGATTCCGTCGTTTGCGCAGGTGCTCGATCCGCGCGAGGCGCTGCAGCGCATTCTCGGCATCATCCGCGTCGATCCGACGAATCTGATCATGCCGGCACAGCCGCAAGGACCGCCGCCGCCCGATCCGCAGGCTATCGCCGCCGCAGCCAAGGTGACCCAGGCAAATACCGCGCAGACCAAGGCGCAGACGGATGCGCAGTTGGGCGCCGGTAAGCTGCAGATCGACCAGCAGAAGGTCGCCACCGAGGCGGAAATCGCCAAAACCGACTTGGCCAAGGAACTGGTCATCCACCAGGCCGACGCCGCCCACGACAACAAACAATTGGGGCTGCAAACGTCACAATCGGTGCATGACCAAAATTTGGACCTTGCGCAACATGCGTTGGATGTGCATCAAGTTTTAAACCCGCCGACGCCAACAGATTCGGGAAATAGTTCACCGTGAAATCTATCTGGGTAATCGCAGTGAATAACGGCGTTGAGGGCCATTCGGGCCCTGTGCAGGCTTTCCTGACGGAAAAAGAAGCGATGGCCGCAAGGGCTTTGATCGATACTTGCGCTGAGGTTTTTGTTGTTCCGGTGTGGCCTGAACCGGCCCAGCCGTGGTATTATATCAAGGCTGTAAAGGTGTTTGGGTCACGAGAGTCTGTGCCGTCTGACACGCCGGACTCGGTCGACGTTTCATCGGGAGAAAATTAAATGCCGCACCCCCACGCCGCCCATCGCCAATCCATCGTCGAACACAGTCGCGCCAAGCGCCTTACCAAAGGCTACGCCCACGGTGGCGCTGTCCCCGCGAATCACCCCGACGAAAAAGCCGATGTGAAGTTGGTCAAGAAACTGGTCAAGCCGAACTCGCTGCGGATGCACGGCGGCAAGGTCAAACATCGGGCCGACAAGCGGGCGCGCGGCGGCAAGGTTAAGCACAAGGGCACCACGGTCAATATCATCAACGCCTCGCACCCCAATGGTCCGGGCGCAGGTCCGATGATGCCGCCCGGTGGAATGCCCATGCCGCCGCCCCATCCGCCGATGCCCCCGATGGGTGCTCCGCCGATGGGTGCTGCAGGTCCGCCTGGAATGCCTCCCGGTGGTATGCCGCCGCCAGGTGGCGCTCCGGGGATGCCTCCGCGTCCGCCGATGATGCCGCCGGGAATGCCGATGCGGGCGCGCGGCGGTAGTGTCAAGGACGGCCCCGCGTGGAAAGAGGGCGTGAAGAACGGAACGCAGCCGACCCATACTCCGGGCAAGTCAGACCTCGGCGATATGTTCCGCGGCAAGCCGGTCACGTATGCGCGCGGCGGCAAGATCGAATCGCCGCAAGGTGTGGACAAAGCCACCAAACTGCCGGGCGGTTCCGGTGGTGGCGAGGCGCGCCTGGTCAAAGAGAAACGTGCGCGGCGCGATTATAAGGCGGCGTAGTTTTTAGGTTTGGTTCATTCGCGGCCAGCGTTGGCTGCGCGTCATCACGGTCAATCGCATGCCGAGAAATATGCTGCAAGTTGCCGAGGATTTGGCTGCGGCTATTGAGTTGCCGGGCGACTGTCGAATTGACATCCAATGGAACCACGATGCGTTGGTAATTAGTCGAAACGGAAAGTACGGCTTCGCCATTCTTCGGCAGTCTATCGATGACAACACGCATATCACCGCAGCAAAGGCAGGAATGATCCTGCTCATGAGTGACCATCTTGATGGGCTTCAAGAAAAGGTAAATGTAATTGCCAATGTTGACCGCACCGTAACCACAAACCTCTCGTGAACCAAACCTGAATCACCATGGCATCCGGCGGCGCCCCCACCCCATCCGCAGTGCGAATCTTCCCGCTCGACCATCCAGCGATGGCCGACACGTTGCGCAAGCGTTTGGAAAAACGGCGTGAGCAGGCCCTGGAGGAATTTCTCGGCCCCCCCATCACTACGTCTGACGATGAGCGTCGCGGCAAGGTGCTAATGCTCGACGAAATTATTCAGATGTGCCTCGACATCGATCGCGAATTGACCGAAAGGAACAAATAAGCATGGATGACGAGGACGATTTGCCTGACAATATTCGCGGCATAGATTATGGCGGCAAGATTTATACCCGCTCAGAGTGGATAGCGAAAAGAACGACGGATCGTCTGCAAGAGCGAGTCGCAGCGTTGGAAAGCGAAGTTGCCGCACTTAAGGCACCGGAAGAAAAGAGATAAGCATGGGCATCGTCGCCACCCGCAAGCTCGCCGACATCGCCGCGAAGATCGGCCTCGGCGGCGATCCGCGCCGGACGCTGATCGATTCCATTGGGCAAAAGATCATCGACCAGTTCGAGCCGTCCTACGACGAAGTGCTGGTGGCAACGTTCGTTGCCGGCGACCGCACCAAGGGCGGCATCATCATCGGGGGCGACAGGACACGCGCCGAGGATCGCTTCCAGGGCAAGGTGGGCTTGGTCCTCAAGTGCGGCCACTGCGTCAACACCGAGAAATATCCAGGGCCATTTCCGACGCCGATCAAGACGGGTGATTGGATCATGTATCGCGCGTCCGATGCCGATGAGTTTTTCTTTGTGGACAAGAAAACCGGACTCGATGGAAACTCGGTGCGGATCATCGAGCAGCGGCTGATTCGCGGGCGCGTGCAGAATCCCGAAGCGATCTACTGAACGAGAACAAACCCATGGCAGACGAAGCAATCACCGTCGAAATCGAGAAAGAAGCGCCCGCGCCGGAAGGCGTGACGCAGAAGGTCGAGACCAACGGCGGGGCGCCGCCGGTCAAGAACGAGGCCCTCGAAGACCTGCGCTCGCAATACAAGACGCTGCAGGCCGAGACCGAACGCGAGCGCGGCGAGAAGGCTGCCGCTCTGCTGCGTGTCAACGAGGAAGCGGCAGGCCGCCAACGCGCCGAACAGGAACGCGACCAAACCCGCACCGAGGTGACCGAATCGCGGCTCGATACCGTCGAGCAAGGCATTGCAGCGGCCAAGACCGAAGCGGACGCGGCGGAAGCGGCCTACACGGCGGCGCAGGAAGCCGGCGACTGGAAACGCGCGGCACAGGAACAGCGCAAGCTCGCGCGGGCCGAAGCGCGGTCGGCGCAACTCGAAGTCGCCAAGGCCGATCTGGAAATCGCCAAGACGCAGGCGCCGATTCGACGCCAGCAGGAACAGCAAAGGACCGCTGCCGATCCGGTCGAAGCCTTCATCGGCGGACGCGATACCGGCACGCAAGCGTGGCTGCGCAGCCATCCTGACGAGGCGCGCATTCTCGCGACCGATCCCACATCCCGGCGGGGAATGAAGATCAACGCGGCGGATGCCGACGCGGTGGCGGAAGGCTTGACGCGCGGCACCACGGATTATTTTCAGCACGTCGAAAAGTTTCTCGGCATGACGAAAGAACAGCCGCGGCAGCAGCAACAGCGGCGCAGTTCGACGGCGCCGGTTGCGCCGGTGCAGAATGGAGGCGGCGGCATGAATGGCGGTGGACGCGTGGTGAATCTGACGGCCGCAGAAGCGCGATCCGCCACGGACGGGACGTTAATTTTCAACTACAATGATCCAACGGGTAAGAATCGTTTCAAGAAGGGCGACCCTATTGGAATTGAGGAGATGGCCCGTCGCAAGGCTGCGCTGCAGGACGGTGGGCAGTACGACAAGACGTTTCTGGAGAACTGACGTGTTGGTGCCGTCGCGTCGATCATTTCTGACCGGACTTGGCGCGCTGTTAGTTGCGGCGCCTGCGGTCGTGCGGCCGGATAGCATCATGCGAGTCAGTGCCGCAAAACTCACGCCGCGAATGTATATCCGAGGCGCTGGTCTCGGGGCCGGTGAAATCATCATGGCAAATGGATCAGCGCCGTCCGTGCTGATCCCGTGCGACGGACGTTTGGTGAATGGTTTTGATTGGCCGGAATTATATCAAGCAGTTCGTGGCAGGCCGCCAACCAACCCGGACGACGACTATCTGTCGATCATGCACGACGAGATGACTCATACCCTCACAGCGCAGTTGCCGACCGTGGACCGCTACACCACTTTTTCTATGGTAATTCCCGATAACGTGCAGGTCTCTGGAATCCATATCGCAAACGAGGCTACATCATGAACGACGACAACGAAATGCTAGGCGACATCGGCGCTACCCCGCGCCGTCGCGGCCGTGGACCGAGCGCGCGTCCCAACAGCCGCGAATCAGCCCGCGTCGAAGGCCACGGCCAATACCAGGGCCGCGACAACGAGGTGCTGACCCGCACGCGCAAGTCGGGCATCGATCCTTTCGACGTGCCGAAGAACTTCTGCCCGCCGAACTGGGAATACCAGTGGTGCGCGGTTGCCTCGCTCGGCAACAAGGAAATCACCCGCACGATGAACATCGAGTTTCATCAGAACGGTTGGCGTCCGGTCCCTGCGAATCGCCACGACGGCTATTTCATGCCGAAAGGCGAAGCGGGGCCGATCATCGTTCGCGACCAGATGCTCATGGAGCGGCCGAAAGAAATGTGCGAGGAAGCGCGCGACGAAGACTACCGCAACGCCGTACAGCAAATGCGCGACCGCGACCAGGCGCTGATGGGCGGCGCGGCGAATCTTCGCGGCGTCGAGGGTCAAGGCATTCCGGTTCGTGGAACGGGTGATCGGCGTGGGACGGCGGTGCGGATGCAGATCGATCCGGGATTGGATGTGTCTCGTCCGTCGCACCAACTTGCGGAGCCGGGCGAATAGCGACTGAGCAAACACAACAACGGAGACTGGAAGTGGCAAATTTGAAGACAAATCAAAAGCAATTCGAGCTGCGTTTTCAAAACGTGGTTCGTGGCGGAGACACCGCTTTTGCACCAAACGGTGAGCCGTACATTGCTGTGAGCGGTGGTTCGCATCAAAATACATCGGAAGACCCACTGGCCGCTTGGTGGCTTATGGAAACCATCAAACTTGCGGATGGAAAAACTGATACGCTGTACTGGAGAACGGAACCGTCTATTGAAAACGGTTCGGTTCATTCGAGATTTGCGACGAACTAAATCGGCTATGGCGCTATTTGCAACTGGTCTCGAAGCTGCGTGGCTGGCTAAATGCAAGAAAAGCGGTCGCTATGCTACGCCCCCGTCAAACGCATTAATGGCCGGCCTTTGTGAACTTTCGGATTTTCTCAATGCCGGTCGATCAAACGAAGATCAATGGTGTCGCGCTGGCTCTGTGTGCGGTGGATTGCCCAGAGTCAAAACCAAAGGGAACGTGCGAACACTTGTGCGAAGCGGCCCGTGATCCAAAGGTGTGGAACTGCAGCCACATGAAACGAATGCGGGTGATAGCGCAAAAAGTTCTTGAAGCGCCGCCGGCGACTGAGCCGCCGAAAGTGCAGCACACCACGCGGAGGATTCATGGCTAGGCATTTTGGTCACGAGAGTCATGCGCGAGTTGATGGGCCGGACTCGGTCAACATTCCGCTTTCGGAGCGGTGGATACAGATTGGGTTGACGTTTATTCCGATCCCATACGATTTGCTTTCAGACAGGGCGAAGATAAAACGAACGCTCATGCGTCTTATCGACAGAGCGCGTAGTCCCGTTGAAATAGACGAACGTGCTGCTAAGTTCTTCAAAGCCTATCGGGAGAAAGCGAAGAAAGAACGTTTGACCGCACCATAATCGCTCCGCCCTCGTGACCCGAACCTAACAAACCCCAAAGAGTCCCATGCGCCTCATCATCAATCTCGTCACGCGCGGCCGTCCGCAGCTTGTCAAATCCACCCTGGACCGCACGCTGCCCAACATCGCCAATCCCGACACGCTGATCATGGTGTCGGCCGACATCGACGACATGCCGACTGTCGAATTCATCCACCACCATTTCGGCAAGCACACCAACGTCAAACTCTCGATCAAGCCGAGAGAAGATGCCACCAGCGCCAAGTACAATCGCGCACTGGAATTCGAGCCGGACCTCATCGGCAATCTCTCCGACTACACGCCCATCGTCACGCCCGGCTTCGACACCAAGATCATCGAGACCGCAAAATTGTTCCCAGACGGCATAGGCGTAGTCGTCAATCCGATGCGCAACGCCTCGTTCTCCGATATGTACGTGATGACCAAGCCGCTTTATAAACTGCTCGGCTACTATTCGCCGCCGTATTTCCGCTACTGGTTCTGGGACCATTGGGTGGACGAAATCGCGCGCCGCATCGACCGCATGGCGCTGTGCGACTTTGCGCTGGAGTATCCGCCGGGTGGAAAGCCGCAAACACAAAACCTCCGCGAACTCGCATGGTGGGGAACGTGGTTCGACGCGGCCTACCGAATGCGGCGCGAACAGGCGGCGAAGATCATGCTGGCGATGGACGAGCCGGAGTGGCGCAAGCTGATCCTGATCGGCAATGCTCCGCTGCACGAATTCCGGTCGCGCTGGATCAACGATAACGTGCGCGGCCAAGCCCGCCAACTCGAAGGCTACGGCGTCACCCACGCGCCCGACGAAGGCTACACCAAATGCCGACAGGCTGCGGCTGCCATGATCGACGAACTGCTGGCGACCATGCCGGCGCAGGAAGCCAATGCGTACCGCACGGCGCTATTGCCGCCGGATAATATCGTGGCGTTGCCGAGGGTGGGATGAGCGACTGACAACCGATAGAGACTGCGCCCAAGGACGGAACAAGAATCCTCAGTTATGGGGCACTTGGTTCTGACGGCGAGGGTGAGGAATACGCGGTTATCAAATACTGCGGTTGCGAAAAATACTGGGTTCACTATGACGGGGATACTTGGTCAGAATGGTGCGGCGTCACGCATTGGACGCCGATTCCGCCGCCTCCCGCTGACGCACAGTCTGGATAGTTGACCAATGAAAAAAATCTTCATGTTCGTGCCCGCCTTCGGCCAGCAGGTTACCGCCGCGACCTTCATGACCACACACGCCTTGCAGCAATCCTTCACGGCGAAGGGCATCCAGTCGTCGATCTCAACGCTATCGTTTCCCGACATCGCCGAACTGCGCTCGATGATCGCGACGATCTGGTACGACTCGATGCCGGAGTTTCAGTATCTGTTGTTCATCGATTCCGACATGGGATTCCCGCCCGACATGGTGCTCGACATGCTCCATTTCGACGAAGGCGTGGTTGGAGCAATCTATCCGCAGCGCAATCTTCCAGTCTCGTGGGCAGGTTCTGGAACGGGTGGAACCTCAACCGCGCGCCGCGGTAATTTCATGGAGGTCGAGGGTGTCGGCATGGGCTGCACGCTCATTCGCCGCGACGCCATGCACGCCATCGTGCAGAAATATCCCGAACTCAACGACACGCGAATCGCGATGCAGCCCTACGCCAAGATTCTGCAATCGGGCGGCACCAATCGGCTGCTTCGCGTCTTCGAGAAAATGGACATCCCCGATCGCGGCATGGTGTCGGAAGACCTGTCGTTCTGCATCCGCCATCGGCAATGCGGCGGCACGGTGTGGGCGGCGATCAACTACAAGATCAGCCACGTCGGACCTTACGACTACGGCCAAAGCTATCTGGAAGTCACCGAGCGCACGGCCGGCGAATCGCAGCGCCAGGAAGCCATGGCGCAGGCATTACTCACGGCACAACAGAACGCGGTGAAGCCGCAGGTCGATCCCAGGCAGCGGCTGGCCGACTTGGCCCAAGAATTCCGCCACGAAAACGGCCCGAACGATGCCAGCAACAAGGTCGGCGGCTTGATCGACCTGATCAACGCCGTCAAACCCGAAACCGTCTTGGAAATTGGCGCCCACAAGGGCGTTTCGACTGAAGCCTTCGCGCTTATCTGCAAGCAAGTTTACACGGTGGATACTTGGCCGGATGCGCGGGCGTTGGAAGAATTCAAGCTGCGAATGTCGAAGTACCCGAACGTTGCCGCTATCCAAGGCGCGAGCCCCGACGCGCTGCAGCATCTGCCGTCGGCCCAATTCGATATGGTCTACATCGACGGCGATCACTCCTATGACGCCGTGGCGAAGGACATTGCGATTGCGCGAAAGCTCGTGAAGGACGGCGGCGTCATCGCGGGGCACGACTACAACGACATCGAATATTTTTCCGGCATCAAACGTGCGGTGACCGAAGCGTTCGGGAAGCCGGAACAGACGTTCGGCGACGGGTCGTGGATGGTGTCCAATCGAGTCGTTACGCTCGTGACTCAAGAAACGATTGTTGGTCCGGATTTGATTGAGGTGCCGTGGCGGCCGGCGTCCATAGATAAGACGATCATCGCTGTGGGAAAACGCCGTGCGGAAAGAAAGCGCACCAACGGCGCCGCTAAGATAATCGCCAATGCGGCCCGATCCAAGCGGGGAGCAAGTCGAGCAAAGCAAAAATCACGATCAGGCACAGCACCACGATCAGCAGGACGTTGATGACGGTCTTAATCGGCTCCGGCAGCGGAAGGACGGCCATGATGGTCGTGACGGCATACCAGATGACGCCGACGATCAGCAGATAGATGATGAGGGTGATGAGTGTGCTTATCATGGGTGGGGAACGCGCGGCGGAGTAAAAGGTTCCATGGCCGAAGAACTCCGCGGCATCTTCCCCAAAGCGTTTCGGCCATTCCTGTTTCCGGTCGCGCAACAACAAATCATCACGGATTGGCTGCTATGGGAGATTTTGCGCAACGCCGAGGATGTGTATCCAATCCTGCAGGAAATGTACGGCTGGCGTCGAACTGAAATCATGGAATACTGCGCTTCGCAAAAAGAATTCTGGGATGCGCGCATAGCGGCAACCTACGGGATGCCAGGAGCAATGGTGTAGCCTCTATGGCCGTAAAACCCTCTCGGCGGCGTGGGCGCCAAGGTAGCCAGTCTACCCAAAAACCTTCATGACTCAAAAATACGTCCAAACTCTACCCAACGGAATCCGCATCGAAAGCGGTCCCGGAGTATGGAAGCGCGGCTACGATTTCACCATTGTTCTACCGGATGCTTTCAAGCCAGGTGCGGACCCAAAAAACCTTTCCACACCCACCACACCAAAACCCGTTGACAACACCCCCGGAATCGAATCAACCTAACAAACCCTAAAGACTTGTCCGCGCCGGACGGTCCCACCCTCCCCACTAGCCTTGGCAGCGCCTGCCGGGCCGGGTTTCAAAAGAAAACCCCGCTCGGAGTCTGCCTGTGGCAAATACCCAAGCCCAATTCGGGTTCAAGCACATCGGTTATCTTGGCGGTGGCGCTCCCGACTACCAGCTTCGCACCTACGCGATTTCATCGTCCAACACCACCGCCATCGGCTTCGGCGATCCGGTCGGCTACGTCAACACCACGTCGCCGTTCATCACCCAATACACGGCGACCCTCGCAACCGGAACGCTGCCCATGGTGGGTATCTTTCAGGGCTGCCAGCTCATCCCGTCAGGCGGTGGCGCTCCGGTGTGGTCAAACTTCTGGCCTGGCGCTGCACAGGGTGCCAACGGCACGGCCTACGTAATCGACGCGCCCAACGCGCAGTTCCTGGTCGCAGCCCTCAACACGGCCATCACCTCGGCGAACATCGGCAACCTTATCTCGTTCGCCAGCGGCTCCGCCGCAACCACCGGCGCCGGCTTCTCCATCGCCACACTCGATCAATCGACGGCGACATCGACCGGCACCACCACGTCGGTCCTGCCGTTCCGGGTCATCGGCCTTTATCCAGGCGTCGGCAACGGCTCCGACCCCACGACCCCGTTCAACTGGGTCATTTGCAGCTTCAACTTCCAAATGAACCGCTCGTTCGCGGGCTAAGTAGCAACCGGACAGGATCAGAGGATTAACCAATGCCCGTTTCGTTAGCTCAAGTCCGCTCCGAACTGCTGCCCGGCCTGTTCGACGTTCGCGGCTCATACGACATGATCCCGCGGCAGTGGGACAAGGTGTTCACCACCCACAAATCGAACATGGCGGTGGAACGCTCGACCCAAATGGCGTTCGTCGCGCTGCCGTATCTGAAAGACGAAGGCGCCGCCACCCAGTTCGACAACGCCGCCGGCGAACGCTTCACTTGGGCCTTCGTGCATATTGAAGTCGCGCTCGGCTACTCGATCACCCGCAAGGCGATCGACGATATGCTCTACAAGGCGCAGTTCAACCCGACCAACCTGAAACTGCAGGAAGCCTTCGCGCAGTTCAAGGAAATCCAGGGCGCCAATATCCTCAACTTGGGCGCGACCTACAATCCGTCACAGATCGGCGACGGGCAGCCGCTGTTCTCAATCGCACATCCTTACGATGGAGGCACGTGGGCCAACACCTCGAACACGCCGAAGTCTTTGAACGAATCGACGCTGCTCGCCGACATGACCAACGTCCGCACGCAGTTCGTCAACGAACGCGGTCTGCGCATTCTTTCTCGCGCGCGCCGACTCGTTGTTCCGCCGAACTTGGAAGGGATTGCGATTCGCCTGACCAAGACCGAATTGCGACCGGGCACGGCTGACAACGACGTGAACGCGATTCTGACTTTGTCGGGCGGTTTGCCGGAAGGGCACATCGTGCTCGACTTCCTCACGTCGAACTTCGCGTGGTTCCTCACGACGAACATCGATGGTCTGATTCATATGCTTCGGATTCCGTATGAGTCGGATTTGTGGGTCGATAATGTCACGGACAACCTTCTCGTGAAAGCCTATGAAAGATATTCGTTCGGTTACAACGATCCACGCGCAGCTTGGGGCGAATTCCCCACATCGTGACTATGCTCACGGAGCAAACAAACAGGTACGGAGCATAGGCGATGGCTGACACCAATTTCCGAGGCCCGATCGGCGCGATGGGAGCGACCGAAGCCGATTCCGGCGGCGGTGTCGGCACCACGACATTCGGCACCGCCAGTGTGCAGCCGTTCGATGGGCCGAGCTATTTCTATCAGGGCGTCGGCTTTCTCGATCCGCGCGCCTATCCGTTCGCCAAGGACGGACTACTGCCCGGTCGCGCGCCGGCGTTTCTGATGGCGCCGAACATGGTCACCATCGATGCCGTTCCGCAGGCGGCGTCCACCACGGCACTGGCGGCGGCGCAGGTTGTGACTGCACTAACGCCGATGGCGCTGGCGACGATCGCGGCGTCGAACTTCTCGGCCGGCGCGGCTTCGATCGCGGTCGGTGTGCCGCTGATTCCGCAAGGGACGACAGTCGTCACGACGGTCATCGCGCTCGACTTTGGGTTTGGCACCGGCACCACCACGGCGAATTCATCGACCGTGAACGTGCCGGACAACACGATCTATACCGCAGGGCAGTGGATTGTGGTCGGCAACGTGGCAAACGTGGCGGGCACCGCGAGTCTCATCACGCAGGTCCAGTCTGTTTCGGCTAACGGGACGACGTTGACGGTGGGGCCGTTGCTTCCGGCGACGGCCTTGGGTGTTCCGATTGGGGGCGCCAATCTGTGGGGTTCGGTGCTGCTGCCGCCGGCGACGCAGTTTGGTCCGGCGAATGCCTCGGCGACGGCGGTCAGCAAGACGCTGCAGGCTGGGTTGCTGCGGATTCATAACCCGCGCGAGCAGCTTGCGCGCAATGTCGTTGTGGCAGCGAGCGCGTCAACGGGGGGCACGGCGACCATTCTGGTGACTGGCTATGACGTGTGGGGCCAGTTGATGACGGAATTGCTCACGGCGTCGGGCACGACGGTCGAGGGCGGCAAGAAGGGCTTCAAATATATCCTCAATGCCGTGCCGCAGACCACGCAGGCGGCGAGTTTCACGCTTGGCATCGGCGATACCTTCTCGTTTCCGCAGCGGTCGGATGAAGTGCAGCAGCTCCAGGCGTGGGCCGGCAATACCGCGCTTTCCAGTAGCGTCGGTTACATTGCGGCGGTGACCACGCCGGCGACCAATACGACGGGCGATGTGCGCGGCACGCTGCAGCTTTCAGGCTTTGCCGGCAACGGCACGCCGATCTCCAGCCAGGCGACGACCAATAATGTGCTACGGCTTTACATTGAGCAGACACCGTCGCTTAATGCCATCATCAATACCAATCCGAACAATCTCATTCCGATGTTCGGTGTGACCAACTCGACTACCTAACTTGGAGGCCAAGTAGCGCCATGAGCAGAGCAAGACACAAGGCCGGCGGCGGTCGTTTGAACATGGTGGCGTCGGGCAATCCCGATGTGATCAAGGAAGCCGAAGGCAAGGAAGAATATGCCAAGGGCGACGAGAAAAAGCGCGGCGGCAAGGTGCATAAGAAGCGCGCGGCCGGCGGCAAAGTTCTCGGTCTGATGACCGGCGGTGGGGTGAAGCATCGCTCCGATCGGGCTGGCTTCAAACGCGGGGGGCATGTGGCGGGCGCTCATGACGATGGCCACGAGATGAAGAATCGCCACGGTCATTCGATGAGCCACAGTCGTCCCGGGCGCAAGCGTGGTGGTGGTGTGGGAGCGGATACGTCGCCGCTGTCGAGCGCGCATCGCACGGCGTCTGCGGAGTCCTCGCCGAAGACGCAAGAGGGCGGCATGTCGGACTGAGGCACCGTTTGCCTCACGAGAGGGCCTTTGCGGGATAGGCGCCGGACTCGGTCAACATCCCGCTGGGGTTCAAGATGGCGCGGTTGATTGCGGCGCGGCGTAATAAAATTCCCACCAAGGATTTTGCGGGGCCGGATCGGTCATTCCCGATTCAGGATGCCTCTCACGCCAGGAACGCGTTGGCTCGCGCGTCGCAGTTTCATCCGGAGTTGAAGGCGAAGATTCGCGCAAAAGTCCACAAGAAATTTCCCGGCATCAAACAACACGACGAGCAGCACAGAATGGACGGTGGCGCGGTGAGGCATCGTTCGGACAGGATGCACTAGATGCTGCCGATTGTCGTCAACAACTACAATCTGGTAGCCGGCAATGCGTCGAGCGTCGTTAATGCCGGGGCGGCGACCACGAGTGCGCTGGCGCTTGCGACCGCGAATGTGCCCGGCGTGTGGCAGCGGCGCTTGCTGATCACGTCGTCGGGTAATGATTCGGCGATTTATTTTCACATTGTCGGCACCAACCAAGCGGGCTTCCCGGCTTCGGAGTATCTTGCCGGTGGCAACGCGACGGCCGGCGCTGTGCAGTCGAATATGGATTATCTCACCGTCGTTTCGGTGCAGCCGTCAAACTCATCGGTGGCGCAAACGAATGCTTCGACCGCGGCGACGGTTTCGGTTGGCGTCAACGGCGTGGGGTCGAGCATCTGGAACATCATGAACTGGCACGCGATGCCGTCGAATATTTCGTTTGCCTGTCAGCTCGCGACCGGGGCGGCAACGTTTTCGATCCAATACACCTACGACGATCCAAATAATCTGGCGGTGGGGCAGGCGTTTCCGCAACCGTTCAATCAGCCGTCCATCGTCAATGCAACAGCGACCATCGATGGCGCCTCGAATGACCCCATCACGGCGTGGCGGCTTTTGATCAGCGCGGGTACGGGTTCCGTGCGCGCCACTGGAATCCAGACCGGCATCGGGAGTCCGTAAATGGCGGACCCGACGGGTATCAATAGTCAGGTTCCGAATAACGCGTCGAATCTCACGACGGGAACGTTGTCCTCTACGGTCATGCCCGCATTTGGCGGCGACCTGTCGAGCGGAGGCGGTACGACGAATATCCTGGTCATCAGTTCGAACGGTGTGGCGATCGGCCCAGCGGGCACTGCAATCCTTGGCCAAATTCCCGGTGTGGCCACGTCAAGTGCTGCGTCTGCGGGCAACGTTGGGGAATATACCAGCGTGGCGCTATCGGCTGCGTCGGCGATTCTTATGTCAAATGGTGTGGCAACCAGCGTCGCATCAATGGTGCTGAGCGCCGGCGACTGGGATGTGTGGGGCTCCGGCTTCGTTCACGTCCAATCTCTCACGGTGCTGACAGGTCTCGCGGTCGGCATCAGCACAGTCTCGAATACGGCGTTACCGGGCCTGACCTCTGGCGCCGAATTCCAACTTGGCTTGGGTGCGGGGCTCACAGGTGGCGTCGATACCGGCGTGAATGTAGGGCCGACGCGTATCAGTCTTGCTGCGGCTGGCACCACGTTTTTGAATGCGCTGGGGACGTTTGCGACTTCAACGACCGCCGTCTACGGCGTGATGCAGGCGCGACGGCGGCGGTGAACTTATGGCCGATCCGACGGGAAATAACTCGGTCCTGACGGCGAGTACGGCAGGAATCGTCAACGGTGCGCCAACGGGCGATAATACCGTGTTGCCGGGAACGTCCGCGCCTCCAGCCAGTTATGTCGGACCTGGCGATCTTGTCGCCAGCGCTTCGATGTGGTGGGGATTGCGCGGCTATAGCGCAGCCTATGCGGCGCCGGGCAACAATCCGGCGATGGACGTGCTTCGGGCTTCGGATAGCACGACCATCACGATCAATGTTCTTGCCAACGGCAATCTCGACGTTGCGACGTTGACAACGTTTTTGGCGGCGACAACGGGAACGTGTTCTAAGCTGTATGACCAAACCGGCAACGGTAATCACGTCGTGCAGCCGACGGCGGCTAACCAGCCTGCGGTGGTGTTAAATGCGCTCGGCGCGTTGCCGTGTCTTAATTTTTCAAATTCATCTGCTACAATGTCTGCCTCTGGGAACTTCACACCAGCAACTGGTGTGGTTTCTCTCAGTACAGTTGCCAATCGTACAACCGGCACGGCGGCTTTTGTGTTTGCCGGTGAAAATGCCGGCGGAGCCGCGGCGGGAAATAGAATTATCGCGAACGCCGCCGCCAACGTATGGAGAATAGTTGGAGGAACGTCTGGATTTGTTGCGAGAACCAGTGTTGCAGATGGCTCCTGGCACGCCGGTAACGGAGTTATCACTGGTACAAGTTCTGTCTTAAATGTAGATGGAACGGAGGCTACTAACACAGCAACAGGTTCTACAACTACTGCCGCTCCTTTGGTGGGCCTTACGCAGGGGACTGTTACAGCCGAAATGACAGAAGGTGGCGCCTGGGACAACGTCGCCTTCACCGGCACCCAGCGCACGGCGCTTAATAGCAATCAACACGCTTATTGGGGATTTTAAGTGACGAGTTCTGGCACTTACGTTTTCGGCCCCTCGAACGGCGAATGCGTCCTCGCCGCCTTCGAGCGCGTCTACATCCGCGCGCCGGAACTGCGCCAGGAACACATCAGGCGCTGCGGAAGACTTGCGGAAGTTCCCGATTTGTGCTATATTTCCGATATGGAAGATGGTCCATTAATCATTGTGTATCAAGCCGTTAACAAGATAAACGGCAAGCGATATATTGGCATGACCGCAAGGGGTTTGCGCGTCCGGTCGCGCGGGCATCGGGCCTCCGCGAGGGCTGGTTATGAAGGGGCATTTAACAGAGCGTTGCGGAAGTACGGCGCCGAACATTTTGAATTTTCGATTTTAGAAGCGTGTGTTGATACCAAAACCGCTTTACGCCGTGAGAGGGAACTCATCGAACAGCATAAGCCGCAGTACAATATCGCCGCTGGTGGCCTGTCTGGCCCGCAAGGTTGGAAACACTCCGAAGAATCGCGAAAGAGAATGAGTGAGTCACGCAAGGGGAAACCTAGCGGAAGATTGGGCGCAACGCTCTCAGCGGAATCCATTGCCAAGCGAACGGCGTCGCGCGCATTAAACCCGTCGCGCTATTGGCTTGGTAAAAAGCGCAGTCCCGAGACCGTTGCGAAGATCGCCGCTAGTCGGCCATTCTGGCCCACTCCCAAGGCGCCGACGCCAGAAACGTTAGAGATATGGCTGACCAATATGAGGGGCGCCAATAAAAAACGAATGAAGGCGATCCGGTGTCTAACTGATGGTGTGGTTTATGAAAGCATGAAAGCCGCCGTGCGGTTTTATGGAATGAAACACGATACTCTCCAGCGCGCGCTGCGCGATAAGCGTCCTGTGGCGGGTGGCGCAGCGGCCGGTTTATCGTTTGAGTGGTGCGATGGCTAGTTCTGGCACCTTTATATTCAGTCCGAGTAATGGAGAATGTGTCCTTGCGGCATTTGAGAGAGTTTATATTCGTGCCCCCGAAATTCGCCAAGAACATATGCTTACCGCGAGGCGCGAAATTAATTTGTTGTTTGTTGAGTGGTCCAATCGGCAAGTAAATTTATGGTCCGTTGTTAGGAATCAGGTCGTTCTGACGCCTGGTGTGGCAACAATTAATTTACCCTTGCAAACTGTTTTGATTCTTGATGCTTCCGTGGTTCTAAATTTTGGGACATCCCAAGAGTCGCGTCGATATATTACGCCGATCTCCCGAACTGAGTATTTAAGTTACGCAAATCAACAAACTCAAGGCAGCGTCACAGTATATTGGATGGATAGGCTCATAGCGCCGACCGTGACGTTCTACCCAGTGCCGGACAGCAATGGGCCATACACGTTCGATTATTTCTCGTGCACGCAGATTCAGGACGCCGGGCTTGCTGGGGGTGAGACGCCGAACCTGCCCTACCGTTGGCTCGATGCCATGGTGTCCGGGCTCACGTCGCGGTTCTCGCGGCTTTATCCACCGCCGCCCGGAATGGACGGGCTGACGTTCCGAAAATTGTGTAAAGATGACGCGGAGGAAGCGTGGCGAATCGCGGCGGCGCAGGATACGGAAAACGTGCCGCTCCTTCTCGCGCCAAATTTGAATTCTTATTTTCGCTGAAAGGTTGTAGGAAGGTAAAATGCGCCCTCATCCTCGCCGAACTCAAACAGACACCAATCATCCGCGCGCATGGGCGACAGATGATAAATCTGGCTTCATCGGGAATCAGGTGGATTTGCAGTGGCAATACGATTGGGCCGGAACGCAGTTAATTAACAAAAGAATCCTATGCTTCGCCGATCAACTCGACGTACCAAACCGCCAGCTCGGCTCCATCATCCTGCCGCCCGATCCGGTGTCTATCCCGAATGCGCGCATCGAGCCTTACCCGATCGATGAAGTGTGGGTGCGGATGTATGAAGCCAATACGACCGATCCGAGCGGCGTGGGCGATGCGCTGCCGAAATATCTGGAAGGCACGACAATGAGTGCGGCCTATCCGGTGCCGAACACGCAACAACCGTCGCGGGCGCGAGCGTTGGAGACTTCGACGATCTATATGCAGGCGGCAACTTCTTAAGGAAAGGAAAGATTGGTTTCACGAGAGTTTGTTTGTTGGAGAGACCGGACTCGGTCAACGGTCTTCAGAGATATGGTGACCGCACCGTAGCCACTCCGCCCTCGTGACCCAGAAAACCTAACCGATGGCAAATCCCTCGACATATCCCTCCGACGGTCGGCTGACCTCGCTGCAGCAATTCACGGGCTCGTTGTCCGGCTCTGAACTGCTGGAGGTAGTCTCGCCCGGCAACGCATCTAACGGCATCAACTATCAGATGACGGCGTCCGCGCTGGCGTCGTACATCCTGCCGAACGGTGCGACGGGGTTGCCGCTCATTGCTAACGGTACGGCGACGGCGCCGAGTTTTCAGCAACTCAATCTCGGCACGACGGCCAACGTGACTGGCGTGCTTGGCGTCGTCAACGGCGGCATCGGCACTGCCGCACTTGCGCTTGATGGCGTGGTGTTGGGCAACGCAACGAGCGCGCTGAGCGTTGTTGGCGCCACCACGGCAAATCAAGTTCTCACCAGCCAAGGCTCGACATCGCCGCCATCGTGGCAGATTCCGGCAAGTTTGCTGTTCGGCCGCAACGCGCAGACGGCAAATTACACGCTCGCCACCACGGATTTCGGCAAGTTGATCGCTCTGGGCGGAAACACGCTGTTTCAACTGACGGCCAATACCGCAAGCGGTTATGAGTCAAATTTCTGGTGCCAGATTTATAACGAGGATACCGGACGCGGCAAGACGATGCTGCTCAACGGGATTGCGACTTCGATTCTGTGGCCGCAGCAGAGTTTGTTGCTTATCAATGACAACAACAAATGGATCGTGTCGCCAGGCATTCAACCGTGGTCGCTGAGAGTTGGCTCGTCCATCACCTTTAACGTCGATAATGTCAATGGGACCGATTCGTCGGTCAACGACGGGCTCGGTGCGCAGGGCGGCACTGGGTCTTTCAAAACAATACAACACGCGTTCTCCGTCATTCAGAATCAGACGTTGCAACAGGGCGGCAATTTGATTCGTATTCAGTTGCCGCAGACGACTTCCGTTCCGGTCGCCGAGAATGTTAGTGTGAGCGGCGCACTGACGCAAGGTGGCAGCCAGGTCACGATCTTTGGCAACCTGACCAGCGCAACTGCGTGTGCGTGGCAGATAGCAGACCATCAAACGGCGCTGTCGCTGACGGATTATAATTCCGTGGGATTTGACGGAATTGGATTTTCGAATAGCGGAACGAGTGCCTGTACCTTTATCAATGCTGGCGGTCAGTTTTGCATCGTCGATATCAACAATTGTGATTTTGGCCTGAATGGTCCGAACGGCAATGACGTAGCTGGGTCAAATCAAGTTTCAATAAATGTTGGAGTTGGAAATAGCCTGAGCGGTACGGCCTCAGCTTTTATCAGTCTTACAGATCGGGCCGTTTGCCAGCCGCAAATCGCGCTTCGCATCAACGGAACGTTTGGAATGACAAATGCTTTGTTGGTTGGCGATTCCGGTGCGCTCATCGACGTCAGTGGGCCGCTGTCCTTCACTGGTAATACGACCGGAATCTCGGGCCAGCAATTTTTCATGACGAGGGCGGCTCAGATTGTCGGCGACAAGAGCGTGACGTGGCCGCCGAATATGTCGGCCGGGTTTTCGCAAAAAATGGGTTTGTCGGATTCAGCCACGCCAGCCGTCGGCAATAGCGTGTTCACGGCGTTGCCGAGTGCGCCTCAAGCGGGCATGATAGCCTGCGTCACCGATTCCAACACCACTGCATTTGGTGCGAACATCGCCGGCAGCGGGGGGTCTACCGTGCTGGGTTGGTATAACGGGTCTCATTGGACGGTGGTGGGCCGATGAGCCTCAACTATTCCACACTGGTCTCTAGCCTCGCCAACATGCTCCAGGGCATCCCCTCGAACGATCCCGGCTTTCAGGCTGCGCTCCCAAATACGATCGACGACATGGAGCAAATGCTTTATCGCGAACTGCAATTGCTCAACACCATCACGTCGGATTCATCGACCACGTTTGTCGCCGGCTTGCGGCAGTTTTCGTTGCCGTCTGCGAATGGAACGTTCATCGTGGTCAATAATATTTATGCGATTACCCCGGCTGGGCAGAGCAACCCGAATCTCGGCACGCGCAATGCGCTAACGCCAAGCTCGCGCGAGTTCATGGATTTTACGTTTCCGAGTTCGGTTGGCTCAGGCGTGCCGCAGTATTTTGCGCCGTCATCGCAGACGACCTACATCATCGCGCCGTGGCCGGATCAGAACTATCAGGCTGAGGTGGTCGGCACATACCGACCAAAGCCGCTGTCGTCCACCAATGTGACCACGTTGCTTTCGGTGTATTTTCCAGACTTGACGTTGGCGGCTTCGATGAGTTTTTTGTCGGCATATCAACAAAACTTTGGCGCCTCCGGTTATGTCGATAACCCGCAGATGGGGCCGAGTTGGATGGCGCATACGCAGACGCTGCTCAAATCGGCGCAGACCGAGGAAGCGATGAAGAAATTCACCTCGGAGGGCTGGTCGTCGAAAACTCCGGCGCCGCTGGCGACGCCGCCGCGAACGTAGAAGGAAAAGTGCAGTGGCCGACCCGACTACTGGCAACATTCTGTTATCCACGCCGACCCGCGGCTCGGACAGTGGAACTTGGGACTCGCCTTTAAATAGCAACGCAATTGCGCTCGATGGACGCTTTGGTGGCGCGGTGACGTTGGGCTTGTCTGCGGCTTCCACGGTGCTACTGACGACGCCTTCGACCGGCGTTGTGTCGGCCGCAGCGGGACCAAATCAGAGTCAGAATTCTCTCATCCGATTCACTGGGACGCTCACGGGAAACATTGCCGTCCAATTCACGCTGCCTGGTTTTTATATTATCGAGAATAAATGCGTAGTAGGCACCGCTTTCAATGTGCAGTTGCAGCCAAACCCCGCAGGCGGCAACGCGATCTCTGCTCCACCAGGACGAAAAACGCACGTTTACTTTGATGGCACCGACATAGATTTTGTCGATATGCCGGAAGTCGGGTCGTTCATGGATTTGGCAGTATCGGCAACCCCTGCGTGGATTGTGCGTTGCACTGTGCAGCCGTGGCTCGTGTGTGATGGCTCGCTTTATTCGACCTCAACTTTCACGGCGCTCGCTGCGCTGGTCGGCTCCGCCTTCGGGGGCAATGGCGTCACCACATTTGCCGTACCCGATCTGCGCGCACGCTATCGCATTCCGCTGGATAATCAGGGTGCCAACGGTGCCGCTGGAAATATCACCGTGGCCGGTGCCGGCATCAACGGCACGACGTGGGGCGCGTCTGGAGGTAGCCAGCAGCTACAGCAACACAACCACACGGTCACCGATCCGGGTCACCAGCACGGTTTGGCTCAGGCGCTTTCGGCTGGCGGCGGCGGCGTGCAATTTTTCTATGTCACTACCGGCGGACTTGGCACTTTGACCGCCAACGCTACGACGAACCTGTCGGTCAACAATTCCGGCACTGGAACGTCCGGCAATATCCCGCCCGGCCTCGTCCACGGCATGACTTTCATAAAAACGGCCATTCTCTTAACTGTGCTAGCTAGATCAATCTTTGATGTGTTTCCAAGTAATCCTGTCGCAGGCGAGTTTGATGGCAAATCGGCTGTATCCGAAATCTCTCGCGAGTTTTCTTATAGCGACGCCGTCGGCGTGAAGCTTTCGCATCTTCCTGACATCGATTTCCGTCATGCGTGAATTTGGGTTATTTTCTCCGATCAACATAAGGCCGGCGCGTGAAGCGTGTTCACTATTTTGTCGATAAGTTACCCACTCAAGATTGTTAGGTCGATTGTCCGTTTTTACTCCGTTAATGTGATTAATCGCTATTTTGTGTCGTCCGTATTCGGAGGGTGGCGGCGGAAGAAAAGCGAAAGCGACTAGTGTATGCGCTAGGGGATGGTAGGTAATGAAATTATGTTTAATTGTTACTTGCACGTACCCTCCAGCAACGATTTGGGGGCTTATTAACTTGCCTTTGCGGCGTCTTCCAATTGCATCCGGACGGTCTATGCTGCGAACGCGACCGATGTCGCTGACCTCAAATGGTAGCAGGATGCCCCGGATGACGACTGGTTTCCACTTCATGGTGCTACCGTATCGTGGCATTACGGACTTGACAAGACCTAAGAGAAAATAAAAAATGCCTTACGGTTCGGTCACGCTGATCCCCGGAGTTGACGTAGAGCAGACGCCAACGCTGCTCAAAGCCGGTGTGTCGGTCTCGCAACTGATCCGCTATCGCGACGGCTTGGTGCAGAAACTGGGCGGCTGGACGATCTTCTATTCCAATGTCGCCGGCACTCCCCGCGAATTGCACGCCTGGGAGGATTTGAATCAGATCAATCACCTCGGCGTCGGCACGACCACCATGCTTGGCGTCATCACGTCGGGGTCGCTGCAGAATATCACCCCGCAGACTTTCACATCGGACTTCGCGCCGAACTTTTCGACGGTGGCAAGTTCACCCATCGTCACCATCATCGATCCCAATCTAACCGCGACGCTGACGACCAATGATTCGGTTTATTTCAACGTGCCGGTTTCGGTCGGCGGTTTGATTTTGAGCGGCGCTTATCCGGTCACCTTGGTGCAAGGTACGACGCAATATCAGATCACGGCGGCAGCCAACGCGACGACGACGGAAACCAATCCGTTCGCCACCAATAATACAACGGCGGCAGGCAATGCGACGCTGCACTTTGTTGCGACGCCCGCGTGGGTCATCGCCAATATGGTGGTGTTCGACCTGACTACGCCGGCGTCGATTCCAGCGAGTACGCTGGTGTTGTCAACGACCGGTAGTACCATCGTCATGACCAACAACGCGGCGGGGGCCGGTGTTGGCAGCGGCGACAATATCGTTATCTGCTCCGTTCCCGTGTTTACGCCCACGTCTGGAAGTGCCACCGTCAACGTGTTTCTGGCGGCGCATGGCCAGGTCGTCGGCAATACAGTGAACTTTCCGATTTCAACAACGGTCGGTGGGGTGGCTATCGTCGGCACCTATAGCGTGGTGTCTGTCACCGACATTAATAATTTTTCGATCACGGTCAATGCGCAGGCTTCGTCAAGCACCGTCGTGGTGATGAACGCCGGCAAAGCGGAGATTGTTTATTATCTCAACATCGGACCTGCGGGTGGTGGCTCCGGTTTCGGCATCGGTGCGTTCGGGTCTGGGGGATTCGGTACTGGCGCGGCGACGGGGCAGATGACCGGCACGCCGATCACGGCGACCGATTGGACCTCGGATAATTGGGGGCAGACTTATTTGGCCTGTCCGATGGGCGGAGGTGTCTATGCGTGGACGCCGAACACCGGGTTTTCAACCGCTGGTCTTGTGGCCACGGCGCCGTTCTTCAATGGCGGCATCTTCGTCTCGACGCAGCAGCAGATATTGGTGTGCTGGGGTTCCACCGTGGCGCAGAACATCGGCATCACCCAAGACCCGTTGCTGGTGCGATGGTCCACCATCGGTGACTACACGAATTTTCAGGTGCTGGCGACGACGGAGGCTGGGTCGTATCGTTTGTCGAATGGTTCCAAGATCATCTGTGGACTATCCACGCCGAATCAGAATCTCATCATCACCGACGAAGATGCGTGGGCGATGAACTATTCTGGACTGCCGTTCGTGTTCGGCTTCAACAAGATCGGAGCTGGGGCGGGAGCGGTGTCGTCGCACGCGGTCATGGAACTGAGAGGCAACGTCTACTGGATGGGGCCGAGTAATTTTTATTCCATGACCAGCAATGGCGTCGCGGTGATCCCGTGCCCGGTGTGGGATTTTGTGTTTCAACGGATCAATCCGTTGTTCCAGCAGAACGTGCGGTCGATCCCGAACACGCCGTTCAACGAGGTGGGCTGGGAGTTTCCGTCAACGTCGAGCGTGTCGGGGGAGAACGATTCCTACGTCAAGTTCAACATCACGGAGCAGGGGGCGCCGTGGGATTGTGGACTTTTGGCCAGATCGGCGTGGACAGATCAGAGTATCCTAGGCAATCCGATCGGGGCGGTGGCTGGCGGGACGATCTACCAGCACGAAACTTCGAACGATGCTGCGGGTCAGCCGATGGCGGTGTCCTTTACGACGGGATATTTCTTCCTGTCGGAAGGCGAGGATTTTGCCTTCATCGATCAGATATTGCCGGACTTCAAGTGGGGATTCTTCGGGGCGGCGCAGACGGCCAATATCCAGTTGTCGTTTCTTGTGGTGAACTATCCGGGTGATTCGCCTACGGTCTATGGACCCTATACTGTGACACAGTCATCGCCGGAATGGTTGTCGGTGAGATTTAGGGGAAGGCAGATGGCAATACAAGTCGCATCGTCGGATGCGGGGAGTTTCTGGCGGTTGGGGCGGATCAGGTATCGGTATGCGCCGAGTGGGAGGCGTTGAGGTTTGTTTGGGTAGACTGGCTACCTTGGCGCTCGAAAGTTCTGTGAGATTCTTACGGCCATAGAGGGTGATAATGGTTCATTTGGGGACAAAACAGCGGGGTTTGCTGCGGGCTCTTGCGTCGCCAAGTTGTGCGTTGATCGTTCCAGATAAAGTGGCGCTCAGTTTGGTCAAGCGGGGATTACTGAAGACAGAGGATGGTGGCTTTGCGTGCATCACCCCGGCTGGGTTGCGTGTCCTCGCGGACGAATTAGAATCTGGCCGCATTGAGGATGCCCACGAATGGGCGAGGCGCGAGCGGGAAAAGAACCAGGCCTCCATGGCATGTAAAAGTCCAGCGGTGACGTGACAGACAAGGTAGCCAAGCTAACCAGATGGCCCAGCCGCTTCCACCAAACAACACGGCGACCACGGCGCAGCCGCCAAACCAAGACTGCGCCAACATCAACAACACGCTCAAGGACGTGGTGACCAATCTTTCCACTATCGTGACAAACATCCCGATCAGTAAAAAAAGGACACTCTGACGTGGCGTCGCTCGACGACGTAAACTCAACGCTCAAAAACGTGGTCACCAATCTTGGCCAGATCAGCCAGGAACTGGGAACGACGGTGCTCCCGGTTGTGCCGGTGAACCTGACGCAAGTCAGCGGAACCGCCTTGACGCTCGGCCAAAAGGTTTCGGCCACGTCGCTGCCGGTGGTGATCGCGTCGGACCAGAGCGTCCTGCCGGTTTCGATCGCGACGGCCTTGGTGATCCTGCCGGTGACGGTGCAGGTCGCCACCTCGATCATGGTGAGTGCGTCCACAACCTCGGCGACGACGACCGCAGTGCAGCTTTTTGCCGCAATCTCGACGGCGCGATACTACATCAACAGCCTGCAGTTCAGCAACCAGGCGACCGCTTCCTGCGTGGTGACCCTCAATGATCTGGCGACCTCGCGGTTCTTTCTGGCCACCACGAGCTTTCAGCCTATGGTGTTTCCCACACCGCTACGGACGGCAGTGGGGTCAGCACTCACTTTCTCGTTGTCAACGGGGATTTCTACCGTAATATGCAATGCCCAAGGGTGGTTTGGGCCGTAGAATCAGGTAGGGGTTTTGGGTCACGAGGGCGGAGTGATAACGGTGCGGTCAACTAGTCTCAGTCGGCGCGGGTTCTTTTTTGGTGCTGCGGCTAGTTTGGTTGTGGCGCCGGCAATCGTGCGCGCGGCGAGTCTGATGCCAATCAAGGCATCGTTGGTGTTTCCGCGCGATGGAATTGCCCTCACTTCGGCCGCGCATCCCTGTCGATTTACGGTGACCGGCTATAATTTGTTGGGCGAGTTTGCGATAGAGGAAATTGAAGTCGTGCCTAGAAGCCAACTCGTAGCCGGCTTGCGAATGTGGAAGGATATATCCAGCGTTTCACTTTCGCGTGGGTGACCGCACTGAGTTGTCGCGCGACGATGCGAGAATGAGACAAACTTATGCCCATAACCGAAAGCCCATAAAATGTCATCCACGAGGAAATGCACCGTGATGTCTAGGCCGTTTGGAGAAACGACTTTGCGCGAATTCTTGAAAAACGGTGGCGACGTATCACCTTCCGTTTCGCCGCGCGATTTGCTCTATAAGCTGTTGGGGGCGGACTATGAGAGTTGCCGACACCGTAGCGACTGGCGCGTTCAGTTTAAGCAAACGGACGCTGCATACCTTGCCGGAATAATTGACGGAGAAGGCTGTATTCAATTCGCCCGTCAAGCTGGCGGCGCTCGACGCATTTTCCCGCGAGTTTTGATTGTAAATACGGACCTAAAACTCTTGCAATGGATAAGCGCGACGGTGGGCGGCGGCGACATTGCGTCTTTGTATAGGCCGAAAGAAAAGACAAATTGGAGTCCAACTTGGGTATGGCGCTTTGCTGGGTCGCGGGTAGTGGAATTGTTAGTGGCCGTAGAGCCGTTTGTTAGGGTAAAGAGCGATCAGATTTTGTTGGTTCATGCGTGGGCGGCTACCAAAGTTGACGGGCGCGCAACTCAAGAAGATTTGGCGGTGGAATCGTTTATTGTAGAAAACATGAAATGGCTAAATCAGAGGGGAGCGCAGGGGCGCACGGGCGCTGATCCGGGAACCAGACTGCTCCAAGGCGGGTGGGATACGCTTCTTCCTTGGCAGCTTGTGGATGATGCGCGTGAGGAGTTAGAAAAAAATGCCAATTGAACACTCCGAAACTCCTTCTTCGTTCAAGCGCAACGTCCGCACATTGATGCATGAGGTAGGCAAAAGCCCCCACGTTCAATCGCGCGCTCAGGCCCTCGCAGTCGCGTATGCCACCCAGCGTCGCGCCAAACACCGCGACATGGGCGGTGCCGCAACCACTTCCGATCCTGTGCAGGCGGTCATCAACGCCTTGCAGCAGGGCGGCGGTTTTGGCGCGGCGGCCAACGGGTCCAATCCGCTCGGCAACGCGACGAACGCTACGCCGGCGCCGACCGCAACTGCTCTGGCTCCAGCCGCATCCCCACCTGCGGTGTCTGGCCTGATGCCCGCGACGGCGATTCAAGCCCCGACGACTCCAGCAAGCGCACAGCCCGCGCCTACGGCGGGGGCTGGTATCGGAGCTGCTCAAGCGCCGGCTTCGGTGGTGTCGGGGCTGCAGCCTGCGACGGCGATGCAGGCGCCGACTACGCCGGCCAATCCCGCGAGTTTCAGTGGGGCGCCGGCAGCGACGGCGGGGCTTGGGGCTGTTAACGGACAAACTGTGCCGCAGAATCAGAATCCGGCGGCGTTTGCGGCGGGTGGGATGGCATCGCCGCCTTGGTATCAGCGGGCCGAGTCGCGCGAAATGCTCCACACAGGTCCGGTGATGAGCGCCGTGCCGGGACGAACAGACCGTCACTCAATTTCTGTGCCCAGCGGTTCCTACGTAGTACCATCAGAAGAGGTTGGACATTTGGGCGAAGGGAATACGATGGCCGGCATGAGCGTGCTTGGTCGCATGTTCGGTTCCGCGCCGGGCGGCGCGAGTATGCCGCGCATCGGTCACGGAATGGGGCTCCCGCGTCCGCCAAAGCCGATGGGTCTCATGGATGCGGGCGGATCGCGCGGCGAAGGCGGTGGCGAAGGCGTGCCTGTGATTGTGGCGGGCGGCGAATACATCATCGGGCCAGATTCCGTCCGTGCCATTGGAAATGGGAACATCAAGCATGGCCATCAAGCGCTGGACGCTTGGATCATGTCGATGCGTAAAGAACATCAAAAAACACTTTCCAAGTTAAAGCCGCCAGTAAAATCATGACCCCTCGCCTCGCCACCAAAGCCGACGAACCGCAGTTGCTCGCGCTGTGCCACGAATTGCACGCCGAGAACGGCCTTGGCGCAATGAACGACGCAATGGTGACCGAAATGCTGCATCGCGCGTTCGAGAAACGCGGCGGCATCATCGGTGTGATTGACGGGCCGAACGGCATCGAAGCCGCTACGGTGATTCTCATCACAACAATTTGGTACGATGACCACTACCACCTTGAAGAACTGTTGTTGTTTGTTAAGCCACAGTTCCGTCATTCGTCGCATCACAACGATCTCATTGCGTTCAATCAACAATGCGCCAAGGCGCTCGGTCTGCCGTTGGTGACCGGCATCCTCACAAATGAAAAACTTGAAGCAAAGACACGGCTCTATCGCCGCAAGTTGGGCTCACCGGCAGGCGTGATCTTTGTCTATAACGCGAAGTGGTCCAATGAACAGACAAACCCGGCTGTATGGGCGGCAATGTTTGAAAAAGACAAGATGCCACGTGGCGCTCGTTACGTGCCGCAGGAAACCTTGGTGCGCTTGGGCGACGGCGATGCCGACAGGGGCTGGGCGATGATTGAAAAATTCATCAAACGAAAGACGCCAAAGGACAACGATAATGTGGCGCAGCTTCTGCCTGCACTCACCAGTGCAATGATGACCACCACGCCGCTGCCGATGCTGCCGCTCGTGGTGAATGGATAATTTAGATGGGAAAGAACACATCGACCACGACCCAAACATCCGGCAACCCGGCGGCGATGTCGGCGTATTACAATTTGCTGCCGCAGATTCAGGCAGCAGGGTCTACTCCATATCAGGCGTTCGGTGGCCAACTTGTTGCGCCCACCAATGAACAGCAGGCGACTGGCATCGCTGGCATCAACAGCAACGCCTACGGCGCCATTCCGTATCTGCAGCAGGCCGGTGGTATGTTGACCAGCGCGGGTCAGCCGCTGACGCCGGAACAAGTTCAACAGTATTACAGCCCTTATCAGCAGCAGGTCGTGCAGGCGACCGAAAATCAGTTCGCAAACACGAACGCACAGCAACAGCAGCAAGTGCTTGGCAACGCCGCATCGCAGGGTGCGCTCGGCGGCGACCGAACTGCGGTAGCACAGGCGGTACTCGCCGGACAACAGCAGGCGCAAGAGGCGCCAACCATTGCTGGCCTTGAAAACACTGGCTACAATCAGGCCGTCCAATATGCGCAGCAACAATTTCAGCAAAACCCGGAAGCAGTCGCTTATGGTCTTGGCTCAACCGGAACATCGTTGGAGAATGCGGGCTTGACGGGCGCCAACGCCCAAGTCGGCGCCGGAACGCTGGAACAGCAAACACAGCAGGCGCAGGATACGGCGGCTTATCAGCAGTACATGCAGGCGCTGGCCTATCCGTTCCAAACCCTCGGCTGGGAAACTGGCGAGCTTACGGGTCTTGGGGGTGCCATGGGTGGCACGTCAACCACAACGCCGCCGCCGCCAAATCCATATACGCAGGCCGCTGGGTTGGGCATTGCGGCTCTGGGCGCGATTGCCAATCGCGGCGGTCGCATTCAAAAACTAGCGGGCGGCGGTGCGCCGTCAACGCCGTTCGGTGGCGACGGGTTTCCAAGCTGGGTGCCGACTGCGGGCGCGATTACGCCATTGAATATCAAGGCGCCGGCCGCGCCCAAGACTCCGACTACGCAAGCTGCAGGCACCAATGTGGCCGGTATTCCTGGTTTGACTCCCGCTTCGATGGGAAAAGCCTTTAGCGGCGGTGAAAACCTTCTTGGGAAAGCACTGCCTGATAGCCCGTCTTATGGCGGCGGCAATGCGTTTACCGGCGACGCCTTTGGCGGTTCGGCCGCAAACCCACTGCCGGGACTGACGGCGGCGGATTACGGGACCGATGCTGTAGCGTCTGGCGCGGGGGACACCGCGGGATTGGCGGCCGACGCCGCTGCGACCGGCGACGTGGCGGCAGCAGGCGCTGGCGCGAGTTCAATTGCCGATCTATTGCCGATGTTGGCACTTGCCAATCGCGGCGGCCGAATCGCGCGGGCCTATGGCGGGCTTGCACTGCCGAAACAAAACCGCATCCAATTACGTCGCGGGGGCGTGCCGGTGCGCGCGGGCTTGGGGCTTGCCTCGTTCGTGCCGCGCAAGGGTTATGATTCCGGTGGTGCGCCGACCGCAGATGATGACGACCTGTCGGCCAACAGCTACATCGCCCAGAATTTTCCCCAGACGCTTCCTGGCTTGGGTGGTGCGCCGGTCGATGCGTCCGATCCCGACAACAGCATTTACTCGCCGGTTGCTGCGGGCCGTGACCCCAAATATGCGCTGGCCAATTTGACCGACACGGGATTGGTGCCCACAGATTCGCCGCCGCCGCAACAGCAGGGGCTGGGCACCACCACGCTTGCATTCGACAATGAGCAGCCGACAGGTGGCTTGCAGACTCCGCCGCCAGCGCCACAGCAGGCGCCACCCGCTGCCACCGACGATTCTCCCGCAGATCATATTAAGCGTCCGCAGGGCGTCACGTTCGGTTTTAACAGTATCTCGCCGGAAGCAAAGTATGGACTGATCGCCGCCGGCTTGGGTATGATGGCGTCGCGCTCGCCATATGCAGGGGTGGCTGTCGGCGAGGGCGGCTTGCAAGGCTTGCAAAGCTATACCGGCTTGAAGAAAGACGAACAGAACGTCGATCTCGCGGTTGCGAAATTGAAGCAAGAGGCGAAGCAGCATCAGGATCAGATTGCGCTGGAAACCAAGAAAGAGAACGATCCTTATACCAAGATGACGGCAGCACAGATTGCCGAAAACGAATTCAGAAACCGCGAAGCACAGCGCCAGGAACAACAGCCCGTCAAGGTCGGCACCGATATGTCCACCGGCACGGATATTTACGCCGTGCGCGATCCGAGTGTGCCTGGGGGCTTCCGCCGTATTGATCCAACGCAGCTTGGCGGTCATGTCACGCCGATGGGAACGGGCGCACCCGTGGCGCCAATGACGCCAGCGCCGGCAGGTCCATCCGTGCCGACAAGCCAGCAGCAACTCCCCGGCACATCGTCGCCGACGGCTGGCGATATGCCGCCCGGTATTCGCCCCGAAGTTCTTGGCGCGCTCGAGCCAAACATGGCGGCGCAGATCAAGGCGCTCGACGAAGGCCGCATGGCATTTCCGACGGGCTTTGCACTGAGCAAGCCCTATTGGCAAAATATGCTGCGGCTGGTCTCGCAGTACGATCCGTCGTTCGATGCCGTGAACTACAATGCGCGAGCAAAGACACGGGCGGATTTTGTGGCGGGAAAATCGGCGCAAAACATTACCTCGTTCAATACGGCGATCGGGCATTTGGATTCGCTCGACAAGGCCATCGAACCGCTGGGCAACACCCGATTCGGTTGGCTCAATCCGATGCTGCAGGCCGGAAAGTCGGCGACGGGCGATACGCAGTTCCAGGCGGCGCAAAAAGATTTCATGGCAAAGCGCCAGGCCGTGACCGACGAATTGACGCGGGCGTTCCGCGGTTCGGGCGGTAACGTTCATGACATCGTCGGGTGGGAGCAAACATTGAATTCAGCGGATTCGCCGCAGGCGCTTCACGCGGCGGTCAAGTCGGCGGTCGATCTGCTCAAATCCCGCATCGAAGCGGTCGGCGATACCTATAATCGCGGCATGGGAACGACGCGCTCGCCGTTGACGTTGCTTTCGCCGCACGCGCAGGAAGCCATCACTCGTTTGGGCGGCAGCACCGGAGACTCGGCCTTGATCGAAGCTCGCGCTGCCATCCAGGCTGGTGCGCCCCGCGATGCCGTGATCCAGAGATTGCGCGCCAACGGCGTCGATCCGTCCGGGCTGTGACATGGGAATGTTTGACGATCTGGTGCCCGCTGCTTCGCCGCCCCCGGCGGGTGGGGGGACGTATGACGATTTGATTCCGCCGAAGCCGCCGACTGCGCCCCCGGCGGCCACTGCTGATCCGGATATACTGGAATCGGGGGCGGCCGGTCTTGTCCACGGCGCAACTGCCGGATGGGCTGACGAAGGGAGTGCTGCGGCATCCGCCTCGGGGTTGCCGCCGCTTGTCAGTCCGCTGATTCGAATGCCTGTCGGCGCCGCGCGCTTGGCCTATGAACACTTTACGGGAACACCGGGAAGCGCCAGCCAAGCGTATGATGCCACCATGGCGGCGCTGCAAAAGCAAACGACGGCGATGAAGGCGAAACACCCTTACGCTTACGGGGCCGGAGAATTGGGTGGGGCTGGGGCGTCGATGATGCTGGCTGGCCCAGAGGAAGCGGCGGCCACACTTGCAGGGCGCGTCGGACAGGCGATGAAAGTTGGCGCGGGATATGGCGCGGCAAGCGGCGCGTCGGAAGGTGCCGGCACAGGTGGCTTGCCGGGCGCTTTGACCGGGGCTGTCGAGGGCGGAATTGAAGGTGGAGTCGGTGGCGCGGCCGGCGAGGTTGGCGGGACCGCGCTGGGGCGTCTTGGCTCGGCGGCTTACGGCTACATCGGCCAACCGATCGCGGCGACGATCCGCGGCTGGACCGATCCCGCACAAGAGGCCGCGCGGCGGGTTGCAGGGGCGCTCTACCGCGACTATCCGCAAGTGAGCGGCGGAACAGCCTTGGGCTTGACACCCCAACAGTGGGCCACGGCTAAGGCCGCAGGCGAGCCTGTGTCGCTCATGGATTTGGGCGGCGAGACGACCCGCGCCTTGATGCGGTCGGCGGCTAATACGTCGCCGGAAGGCCGCGCGGAGTTGAATAGCGTTATCCAAGATAGGTTTCAGGCGCAGAACGACCGCGCCGGGGTGACGGCGCGCAGCCTTATTCCGGGGGGCGCCAACACGCTTAAGACCAAGGCGCAGTTGGAAGCGGAGTACGATGCGGAACGTGGGGCGGCTTACGGCAAGGCGTACCAGGCTGGCGATCGGCCGATCTGGTCGCCGGAATTGGAACGGTTGGCGGGGGCGCCAGTGGTGACCAGCGCGCTCCAGGACGCCATCACAAACTGGAAGAATTGGCAGGTCCGGGACGGCTTCGGCGGCATGAATTCTCCCGTTCAGGTCACCGATGATGGGCGCTTCATCTGGTCAAAGAATCCGCCAAAGACGCCGTCCGGTGAAGGTTTTTGGGACCGAGTGCAGAGGGAACAAGATTTTGGTGCGGGAACGCAGGCGCCGGCGCCGCCGAGTGCCTACAAGCCGGAGACCGGCGTTCCGGCATATCCAAATTTGCAGTTATGGGATTATGCCCAGCGTAATCTGAGCGATGCGGCTTCGCGGGCGCAGCGCACCGGTGACAACCAGGCGGCGGCGCAAGTTGGTGGTTTGGCTGGGCAGCTCAAAGCCGAGCTTGACAAGCAGGTTCCACAATTTGCCGATGCGCGGGGGGTCGCAGCAAGGTATTTCGGTGGCAACAATGCCATTGATGCCGGTGTGAAGGCGCTTAGCGGGAAGGACGCCAACGGAAAGGCCATCGCCCCGGAACAATTGCGACTCATCGTAAACAACATGAAGCCGGCCGAACAGGGCATGTTCCAGGAATCGTTTGCCGATGCCCTGGCGCGCAAGGCCGAAAGCGCGGGCGACAACCGCGACATCACAAATTCGATATTCAACTCGCCGCAGCAGCGCAAGATCATCGGCGCGGTGTTCGGGCCGCAGGGCATCGACACCATGCAGGCGTTCGTCAATCGCGAGCGTATCTTCGACGCAGCGCGCAAGGCTTTGGGGAATTCGACGACGGCGCGGCAGATGATCGAGGCCGGCCTGGCCGGAGGGGCTGGCGGGGCATTCCTGTCGGGCGGTGATCCGCGCGAGACGTTGGAGGCGGCGGGGACCGCTGCGGGCGCCGGCCTTGCGGGTGGGGCGTCAGGGCTGATTCGCCACGGCGTGCTGACGGGTGCCAAGACGGCGTTGGGCTATGTGGACCGCCGCACGGCGGGCGAAGTGGCGCGGTTATTGGCGTCCAACGATCCGTCGGAGTTGATGCGGGGGCTCCAGATCGCGACCAAGAATCAGCGGGTGGCCGATGGTTTGCGTAATCTCGCGTCGCGGGCTTCCGGGTATTTCGGGGCGCAGCGCGGTTCCAGCCTGCCGCAAATCCAGTTGCCAGGCAGCGCGGGCGCCCAGCCACAGCAGCAGAATGTTCCAAGGGTAGAAGATCAACAGCAAAACGGCGGTCGCATACAGCAGCAACAGCGCGCGAAGGGCGGTGGGGTGAAACATCAAGGTTCACTCATAGGGGCAAGAACGGCAAAAGACGGGCGAGATTATGTCGAAGATAGGGCACGGCCGGGTAAATTCTTGTTAGTTGTGCCGCGTTGAAATTAGGGTAAGATTCTGGGTCACGAGAGGCTTTGGGTGCAGCGGCACCGGACTCGGTCAACGGTTCTCTTGTGGGGTGGTTATGCAGGACACACGCCGATTCACGCAGGGCATAACGTCAAAGCACCCCACAAGAGAACCGTTTAATATTTGACGGTTGGGTGACCGCACTGAGTTCAAGGACATTCGGCCGTGGATGACCCAAACCTTAATACTCCCCCCGATTACGATCTGATGCCGGTGAACTACACTCCCCAGTTCGCCGACGCCCCAACACCAAAATCCGGCCAGACAATCCCACAACAGAACATCCCCGCCGAAATGGCGCAGGCGCCATCAACAATCGCAGGCGGTGTCGGGTCTGCACTGGGAATCAACGATGCCGTGAGTGCGCTACGCGGAAATATGACGCCAGAGGAAGCCCAGATGTTCGCGCTGGGGGCGGTGCCCGCGTTGATGGCGCCGGAAGCGCGGGCGCTAAAACCAATCGCGGAAGCGGCCGAAGATATTATCCCCCAAGGCATCCGCGCCTATCACGGTTCCCCCTACGACTTCGACAAGTTCGACCTGTCCAAGATAGGAACCGGAGAGGGCGCCCAGGCGTACGGGCATGGATTGTATTTTGCGGAGAATCCGGCGGTAAGCGAGGAATATAAAAAAGCGCTATCCCCGGAACCATACATGGTGAGGGAGGATGATGGCACCTATACGGTTGAATATGCCGGCGGCGGCAGACATCAAACAAACGAAAAGACGAATGGCTTAACGGAACAAGAAGCGAAGAATCTGATTGCGAACGATCCGCAGCGCGGTCGCATGTACGAAGTCAACATAGCCGCCGATCCCGATCATTTTTTGGACTGGGATAAGCCGCTGAGTGAGCAGCACCCGAAGGTGCAGGAGGCGCTTGGCGTCACGCCAGAGATCAAGGGCGCCCTCGCGGATTATCTCGCTGGCAAGACCCAAAAATCGGACTATTCCCCGGAAACGTGGGAAAAGATGAAATTGGCCGACGATGACCTTAGCGGCAGTTCAATTGTCGGTGGCATGACGAAATATACCTATCCGATCCGCGATAATCCGCAGTCGCTATGGAAGCAAGGCGGCAACACATACGACGAATCCCTTGCGATGGTCGGCGGCGATAAGTCTCGCGTTCTTAGATTAGGAAATCATGATCCGGCTTATTCGTCACAGGCCCTTCGCCAAGCAGGCATCCCCGGCATCAAATATCTGGATCAGGGGTCGCGGCGTTTAAGCGATTCCGATATTCAGAACAAGATTGCATCCCACCAAGCCGACATCGAATATCTCCGCAAAGGCGGAGCCGACCCGAACGGCAACGTAGACCAAAGGCATATCGAGGATATTCAGGATAAAATCGGCAGCCTTCGCGGTCAATTGAAACAACCGCAGACGAGTAATTTCGTGGTCTTCGATCCCAATACGATCAACATCGTAAAAAAATACGGCATCGCCGGCCTGATTGCAGGCAACGCCGCGCACTTTTCCACCACTCCGGTCGATCACGACCCGTTTGCCGATCAAGGCATGGCGACAGGTGGCGCGGTTTCGGGGAAGGTGACGAAGGTGCAGGCGGTCTACCGTGGGGGCACGGGGCAGCGTCGATGCGGGACTTGCAGCATGTTTGTTGCGCCTAGTTCATGTAGTGCTGTGCGCGGAATAATCTCGCCGTGGGCTGTGTGTAAATTTTGGGAGCGGAGGGCTGCCGAGCGCGCTGCTGGTGGTCGCGTCGAAGCCTCCAACATCGAACACGAGCCGACCGAGGCGCAGAAGAAAGCGGGCAATTACGCCAAGGACCACATTCACGTTCACGGTCTCGACATCACCATTGAAAACGCCAAGGGTCATTACCGGCGCGGCGTGGATAAAGGTGGCAAGGCGTGGTCGGTGAAGATGCCAGCTCACTACGGCTACATCAAAGGCACCGTCGGCAAGGACAAGGATCACGTTGACGTTTACATCGGGCCGCATCTGAAAGCGCCCACGGTTTACATCGTCGATCAGGTGAACGCGGACTCCAGAAAGTTCGACGAGCACAAAGCGTTTCTCGGTTTTGCATCGCGGGCACAGGTCAACAAAACCTATCGCGCCGCGTTCTCCGACGGTCGCGGCCGTGAACGCATGGGCCATGTCACGGAAATGCCGGTCGATGGTTTTAAGCACTGGCTGGAAAACGGCGATACGACCAAGCCGGCTAAGGGCGTGAGTACAGTCAAAATCGACGCCACCCACGACGGCCCGTGGATGTCCTGCATGTCGATCGACGGCGCGACGATGTATAAGAACAAAAACATTCCAGCGACGGCGAACATCAAGGGCAAGACCGTCGACGTGGACGATGTGCTGCTGCATCACGAGGTGCCGGAGCGTGAGGATTTGGAAAACTTGCTGAGAGAATTTAAAAGTCTGCACAAGCGCGAACCTTCGACGCCGGAGCGTAAGAAAATTTATCTCAAAGCGCATAACCGATCCGGCACTCCGAATGAGCGGGCGCACGCGAGGAAAATAGGGGTTGACTGGAATGGGTGGTCGGCGTGGTGTCGAGGGCAGGAATCGAAGTTGGAAAGAGGGCCGTTTACGAACGAGCCGAAGGATGCCGATGTGAAGCCTATTCCTCATGGGCATGGGGATTTGGAGGCGGAGGGGTAGAAGTTTTTGGGTAGACTGGCTACCTTGGCGCGCGATTTTTCTGTGAGATTCTTACGGCCATAGAGGGTGGAGAAAATGTTTTGGCGCGGCGAAAAGTGCGGGGTTGCATTTAATCGAATGGATTTTGGGACCATGACAAACACATGGTCGTTCCGCATTGGGTGGAGTCGTGATGATCGCGAAGGTTGGCCGTACTACCGCCGCGGTTTTGAAATCCGCTGGCTTCCACTGAGGGATTGTTTTGAATGGCGCGTGGATTTTCTCGGTATTGAATACAGCATAGTAAGAAAAGAACGCAGCCGCGTGATTTTGCAGTATCGGATAAACCGTTGGCTTTCGTGGCCCTTGCAAGTCTCTATGGCCGTAAAATCCTAGCGGTCGCGTGAGGGCCAAGGTAGCCAAGCTAACCAAACGACTCCAAAGGAAACCAAGAATATGCCTCGCCCTGCACCATCCGGCGACCTCGCCAAAGCTCGAAGCATTGAAGCCGATGAGGCGTGGCCGACCCTGATCGAAGTCGTCGCCTACTGGTCCAAATCCGGCAACCGCAAGGGCCGCCGCCGCTCCATCGAAATCCCCTCCGACCAATTCTTCGGCTTCGGCCGCTACGGCGCCCCTCTTTCCGGTGAAGCTCTTATCGCGATGGTGGAAAGGCTACGGAAAGACGGCCCAAAACCTCCTTCCGACTCTTGACCGAATCATATCCGCCGAGTCACGGTCCAGCCGACGAAGTAAAGGTCTAGACCATGTGGAATGAAGTCAAGACGCTGTGGATCGGCTTCGAACCGGGCATCGAAGGCATCGCCGTCATCGTCAACCAGGGCCTTTCGACCGAACATCGCCTTGCGCTGGGGCCGTATCTCGCGCTCGACGGCGGCTGTTCGCTCACCCGTCATGGCGCCATGGTGATTTCGCAAGGGGTGGTGCCCGCGGTGCCTGGCCCTCCCCGCGAAAAGAGGTACGACGCATGAACATCGCCGCCCTCAAAACCGCCAACGCCAACCGCTGGAAATGACCATGCAATATCCATTTGCGGCTCTCCAGCCCGAATACGAAAAACTGCTTGGCTCCGTGAGAGTCACGCGGTCTCAAGTCGTATCGCGCGGCGTTGATGAGATTGAGCGCGTGCTGGCGAGCTATGAGCAGACGGCGGCAGATAACGGCGTTCCGGCAGCCTGGATTGGACCGACCGATTGTCGGGAGAGTGACTGCAATCCGCGATGCGGCATTGGGCAGGGTGATCCATGGAATCGAACTTCGGTGCATGTTCCGCGCGGTGAGGGACCGTTTGCATCTAAGGCCGCCGCAGACAAGTTCTATCTACACTATGACCACATAGACGCATTGCCGGCTGGCGTGACATGGACTCTTCCGTTTGCCTGCTTCGATTGGGAACATTGGAATGGATTCGGGCCACGCGCACATGGCCGATTGAGCGGCTATCTGTGGTCATGCACCGATGCCTATGACACGGCGGCTTACGGTGGTCATGGCCTCGGTGGCAAATATGTCGCCGACGGTGTATGGGACCCAAGCAAACTCGATCCGCAGCCCGGCACTGTAGCGATGTATCTGGAATTGGTCCGTCGCCATCCCAGCCTTGCTATTGGGTCGCCGATCATTCACGTCCCGCAAGCGCCTTCTATCGTCCCTGCGCCGGTTCCTGTTGGACTGCATGATGCAACGACATTGCAAACCGATCTTAATAAGCTTGGCGCCGACCCGCAATTGACTGTCGATGGTTCCTTCGGACGCATGACGCGCCGAGCCGTTATGGCCTTCCAAACGCAGGCTGGATTGGCGGTCGACGGGCTTGCTGGTCCGGCAACTTGGGCTGCGATTGACGCCAAGTTGAAGGCAGCATAATCTTCAATCTGGACTGGGGGATTTAGCACCATGCAAGAAACCACGTCTTGGAACGACACGCAAAAGCTTCTGGCCTTTGTGGTCGTGGCGGCTTTTATCGTCGTCATCTTTGTGTGGATGCTTCATCCGCCGTCAACGGACTCGGCAGCTACAGCCGTCCTCAATACCCTTGTTGGTACGCTCGGCGGCTTTGCCGGCATGGTGGTGACGTTCTACTTCGGTTCGTCCCGCACGTCGGCTACCAAGGACCAGACGATCGCAGCGTTGACCGCTAATCCGTCTCCTGGCGGCAACGGTCACAGCCAGCCGTCCCCGACACCCGCCGCCCCGGCGTAGGAGCAAACCATAATGGACCCGTCCCTGATCGCGGCTATTGCCGTCAAGAACAGTTCCGACCTGGAAGCGTTGATCGGCGCGGTGGGCGGTATTGGCCCAGCTTTGAAGCTGTGGCCGCATATCTCGGCCATTATCGCGACGGTGCAGGCACACCAGCCGCCGCCGGGCGCCGGCGGCCAATCTGGCGGCGGCATCGGCCAATAATTCCATTCGGTGTTGCGGACTTACCACACCTAGTTGTGCGTACTATCCCCATGCCATTTACGGCTATGGAGACTGACATGAAAAAGCTCGCGCTTGGAATTCTCGCCGCGGTCCTGTCCGCAATGTCGGCTGCGCACGCGGCTGATATGGCCACCAAAGCCCCGCCGCTGGCCGCTGGTTACCCCACCAAATGCGGCGTCTACTACGGCATCAACGCGGAAGGCGGCGCGGGCGTCGTCCCCAACGCCCCTGCGGGCACGACCGTCATCGGCGGTGACATTGGCGTTCTAGTCGGCTACGCTTGCGTCGCGGCATCGACCCCATGGTTTGCGGAAGCCATCTTCGACTTCCAGAACCTCAACGCCGGCAATAACGGTTTCAGCCTGTCCGGCCCGTTCCATGGCGAGGGTCGAGTGGGCATCCAAACCTCGCTCATCCCGTTCATGGCGTCGCTCTGGCCGGGCCTCAATACCGGGACCGCCCCGAGCCTGCCTGTGCTGCCGCCGCAGTACAGTGTCGTCGGCACCCCGGCAAACTACGTGTACGGCGCCGTGGACGTGGACGACATTTCCAGCCAGTTCGGACTCGCCACCGCCCACCAATGGCTGGTCTCCCCGGAAGTCGGCACCGGCATTCTGTTCAATCTCGTTTCGACGAACAAGACCGTCATCGTGGCGGACACCTATGCCGGCGTGGAGCTCCAAAGCAATTCGCTCTGCCTCGGCGCCAATATGTGCCCCAAGCTCGGTACGCGCTATAAGACGGGCGTATCGTTCAAATACTAAGCGTCGGGGGATAAGGCGGGCGCAAATGCCCGCTGGTTTTTTGGAGGATGCCATGAGTGTTAGAAACTCGGTTGGTGTTGCTGGCCTCGATTTGCGTTGGATACGGGGCAAGACCGGAGATTGGAGCAGAACGATTGCCGAAGTCGAATTAATCGCCGCCGAATTAATGGTCGCAGAGCAGCCAGCAATGGGCCTCGATTGGTGCCACAATTATGTAAAGCGTTCGGGCGCCGAACCGCATCAAGGCGATTGCAGTGTATGCCGTTCATGGCTTACGGCTCCCATCACATGCGATGCCTGCGTTTACGATGAATACATGCTTAAAGCGTGGGCCAAAAAACACGAGGCGGTTACCGCCGCAGCAACAATGCGAGAGGCATCCTAGCCATGTCCGATGACCGCGACGACGCCGTGCAACTCGCAGGCGCGCTCCAAACCATGATGGCCGATCTGCACGATGAAAATACGCTGCTCAAAGGCCAGTGCGATTCCTACCGCGCCGGATTCGAGGCGGTGTCATCCGAGAACGAATCGCTGCGGACCTCGCGCGAGAAAATCGTCCGCCGGCTAGACGCCGCACAGCGCGAGCTTCATCTGCTCAAATCCAAAATGCGCCAGATCAACGCCATGAGCGGCGAGGCCATGCACGCGGTCGAGCCCCAGCGCGGGTCACAGCAGATGCCGGATGTTGATCCGGGGCGACTCAAGGTTGTTCAACGTGGCCCTGCGTAAAAAGACATATTATCCAAAAGTACCGGGACCTTAGTACCGATAGGAGCAGACCGAAGATTGTGGCATAGTCCTTTCGTATTGCTTACCCCTATTCTACTGCCTACAATTGGGATATAAGGATGTCGGGCCACGGGTCTTGGGATGATCGGCTAAGTGCCGACGAACGTATTGGGAATCTCGAAAGGGCGTTGGCATCCGAAATTCAGAGCCGGAAAGCCTTTCAAGAGGACGCCAAGCCAGCCGTTGATTTCTACAAAGCCAGCACGTTGCTCGGCAAGATTCTGTGGATCATCGGTGCCGTTATAGTTGGAGGCTCAGCCGTATGGGGTGTCGTAACGGGATGGGTAAAAATCACTCCACGATGAGGCGCATCATTTCGTGCCTGATGAAGATTTCCACCGTCTGTTGGGCGATCATGGCCGGCATGGCCTTTTACTGGTGGTTTCTCGACAACCCCGATCCGGTCAAGATCAATAGCGTCTCAATCCTGCACGACGGTCCGATCCATGCCGGCGATGTCGTGACGCTCCACGTCGATATTTGTCAGGTGCGGCCAGGCGTGCCAGGAACCGGCGTGCGGATGATTAAGGGACCGCAGGATGGCTATCTGAGATTCATGAGTGAAAATTATATTTTCCCGGCGACGGGGTGCACCAAGCACGACAGGCCGATCAAGCTCCCCGCTGATTTGGAGACCGGAAAACACAGCTATATTTTCCAAGGGCTTTACCAGATCAATCCGATAAAGACTGCAGTGTTCACGCAGCCGCCCATCGCGTTCGAGATCGTGCCGTAGCGCAAGTTAGGCATTAGGGAAAGCGTCTCGGTATTCTTCCTCTGTCATCGTGACTTGGCGAATCCAGAGAGGGCCACTGTTCGGCGGCGGTGGGTGCCACGGCGAGCGGATCATGGGACATCCCGGCGTGTCGATGTTCCATTCTTCCTGCACGACCACCTTGCCGTCGCCGACACGGAGCATTCGGCGGCCAATCAGTCCAGGTGGGTTGTCGTCAATTTTCATTAGCGGTCATCTCTTGTTTGCGAACATGGGTGAGCCGCCCGGCCAATCCAAGGTCACCCAGGGATCACTCTCTCCGTGCAGGTAGAGAGCTTTAAGATCGGGCGGCTCGCCCATGCACGCGGTCCTCATCTAAGACTGCATCCAAATCGCTCGCATCCGCGCAAGATGCTTCTTGCCCATATGGCTGGCTATTTTGAAGCCGAGCAGGAAGCCTACTCCAACCCCCAGCGCAAATCCCTCTATCATTTAGCCCTCCGTCTCCGATTTTCTTAATTGCCCATTTGCGCGAAGCGCGGTGTCTATCGTCTGAATCAAACTCGGCTCTTTTCCAGTAAGTTTCTTGCCAATGATCGGGACAATTGCATTCGCGATGGGCTGATCGTGAATATAATCTCGCACCAATTCAAGAGCCGCTCGCAACCGGACAATTTCGGCATTGCGACCCTCCAATTGCTCTTTGAGGCCGCCGGGACTAGCCGCGATCCGATCTATGGTTTTCTGCTTCATGTGCTCCACCCTAATCGCTTATTTGGGTGTTTGTTTGTCATCTGACCGTTCCTGGCAGACGCTCATGTTCTTGCCGATGATCTTGACAGTGCCCGCATATCGGGCAGGTCGGCATCCGGTCTATATCAGCGGCGTGTTCGGCCTCTATATGCGTTCCTCGGCACCTTGCGGCTCGTACCTCATACCATGCAAGGGCCTGACGCAACGCCGCCAAAGCCATTTCTGTTTCCAGACAGGAACCTTGATTGTTTAGGTATTTGGTTCTGTCGATGCATACCCGCAGAAGTTCTTGCGTTATTACGCCGGAATGATACCCGGTATTGCCTGGATATTTGGCGCCTTGGTTTTTGACGAAAACCACGCGCTGATCTTGGGCGTTTTTCCCAACGCCCTCCAACAAGTATTCGTGACCCGGGTCAATGATCTTCATCGCGCGCTATCTGCTCATCAAGAACATCAGCAAAAATGTTCGCTGGGTCTACCCGGGTTCCTATGACTCGGTCGCCGATCAATTCCGTCTTGATGACACAGGTTCCGAAGGCCAAGTCGTTACTCAGCAACGCCGCATCTTCCGGCGTCACATAGTAGACCCCGTGTTCCGTTCGATATTCAACTAGCTCACTCATGTCGGCGCCTGCTCATTCGCGCCGAGCGCCTTTTCGTACATGGCGAAGCCAACCGTGATGCCGTCTGGCAAATCCTGTTCATGCTCATAAGTATGAACGATAGCACTGAGCACCGCCCGCAGCTTGGCGATCTCCGCATCCTGCTCAGCGATGCGCTCCTGCGTGCTGAAATCGGCGCGGGCGATCATCTTGGCGTCGTCTTGCAGGCGCTCGATCTCAGCGTCAACGAGGTCAGCCCGACGATATTCAACCGCCTGCTCCCCGCAATCGTCGCACGGCTGCGGGTCCTCGCACCAAGACCGTTCCTCCGTCTGGCATCGCGGGCCGAGCCAGATACGCGGGAAGTTCTCTGCCAGCTCCTCGTGGTCGCTCATATCGGCGTTCCTAATGTGATGTCAGTGTCGTCGCAACTGCTTACGCTCGTACTGTTCGCGGCCATCGGCAGAATTATGAATCCATACGCCGTCATCGTCGAATGGACAGCAGAGGCAGTCTGGCGTGGCATCGTGCAAACATAAATCGTCCTGCGGGATAACGTGCCGCTCGCCGTTGTCGAGTGCAAATAGTTCCCACATGGCGTCGCCAACTACTGATGACCGCGCTCGATGTCGACGGCCGTGATCTTGCCGGCGAGCATCAAGCGCAAAAGTATCGCGACAGGCTCCGGGACCGATCTCTCCCCCAAGGCCCAACGCCGCGCCGTGCGGCCGTTGGCCTTGAACAGCCTCGCCGCCCCGAGCTGACTTAGCCCGAGGCGGTTGAGAGCCGCGCTGAATTGTTTGCCGGTCACCGAGGGACCTGTTGGAGTAGGGACGTATCAAACTCCTTGCCGCCAGCGAGGGGGTTGCCCGCCTCCCGGATGACACAGTAACCTCGCTCTCCCATCCATTCGATCATGTAGAGCGTCGGGCCGAGCGCGCCGTCGTCCTGTATGACGCGGACCAGATCATCAACGTGCAGATTTGCTTTCTTGGTCATCTTCTCTCTCCTATCAGCGGGCAGGATTGCCCTTCCGATTTAAAGAGCATAGCACAGTTGGCCCTATGTGTCAAGTGGCCCTACTTAGCCGCAGTCACGACACGTTAGGCGTAAAACTTCACATTGATGCCGCGCCGCATTTCCAGCGCGAAAAGCGCGGCCGGCTGTTTCGTCTCTTTCCAGAACCAGAGCGGGTCTGGCAGGCGCCACCCGCTCCATCGCGGCTCCCAAATCAGATCGTAGCTGAGGTCTCGCCGCCATCGCATGTTTCTTAACCTCCACTTTGTGATGCCGCGATCTCGGTATTAGGCGCCCGGAATGTTTGCTGCTGACGCTGCCAGCCGTCGCCGCGCAAATAAACCTTGGCGCGCTTGCGGAACCTGAT